TCAGCCACAAAGGGCTTTCAATTCGCGCAGCGCCGCGGCCCGTCTCTTGTCGAGATACTCGGCCAGATCCTGAAGGTGGACGCCTTTTGCGCTCTTCTGGCTGGCCTCCATTCTGGTGACGGGAATCTCGATCTCGCCGGCGCCGACCTTGCGCAGAAACTTGTCGAAGGACAGGTGCGAGAAATAGTCCTTGCAAACCTGGTCGACGGGGATGACGGCCTGGCCGTTGTATTGCGCCATCAGCAGGAAAAGAGTGTTCATCGGCGCCTCGTCAAAAAGGGATGTCTTCGAGCGGTCGCACATGTCTCTTCAGGTGCAGCATGAACGCCTGGGCATCGATCGTCGCCTGGGCCCTACCGAGCTCTTCCGCCAACCTGTCCGCGCGAGCTTTCTCCTCGCGGAACCACCTTTGATATTCTTCGCGAGAGATTTCCGGCTGCTTCGCGCAGCGAGGCGCTGCGGATTTGGTTTTCCTTGTCGTGGCCATGGCTCAGGCCCCCTTCATTGCGGCGAAGATGCGCTCGGCGTGGAGCGCCTGAGATACGGCGTCGTCAGCTGCTTCGTGTGCCGTGCCGGTCTGCTCGTAAGCGATGTCGGGCCGGAGGTTCTTGAGCGTTCGGTAGCAACGATCGTCCTGATGGCGCCAGGGGGGCGACACCTCGCAGCGATCGTAAGCGCCGCGCAGGATGACATTGTCGAAACCGGCGCCGTTACCCCAGACGCGCACCCGCTCACCGTCGAACTCGGGAAGGCACCACAGCGCGAACTGCTGAAGCGCGCTCTGGATCGAGCGAGCCGGAGCAAGCGTCCACGCCTGGCGGGCTTCTGTCGACTGGCCCATCCACCAGACAACGGTCAGCGCGTCGATGCGCCCGCCCGCTTTCTGGGATGTGTCTGGGTGCACGGCCTGCCGAAAGACGCGGCGAGCGGCCAGAGTGGATCCGTCTGTCGCGAAGGTACAGGCGCCGATCGCGACGATCGCGGCGTCGGGAGCGCTCGACAGCGTCTCCAGGTCAATGTCCATGGCTGGTCAGGCTCCCATCTGGCTGAAGAGGTCTGCCGTCTCGCGCTGGCGCGTCTGGGCGCGCAACAGCGGGGCGGCTTTGCGGTGATTGAGTTCGGCCTGCAGCAGATCGGCTGTGGCCTGGACGAAGCGCCGGCGTGCTTTGCCGCGGCCCTTCTTCTTCGGGCGTAGTTCGGCCTTAACGAGCGCGAGTTTCGCCTCATCGCGGCGGCGGCGGAGCGTTGCGAGATCAGCCATCGGCCTTCACCTTTTTCAGGGCGTTGCCGCTGGAGACCATCCGAAACCCGTCCTCGAACTCGAGCCCGACCGAGTTCATGCTCTTGCCGTTCGGCCAGCGCCGGCTCCTGGCGAAGACGCGGCAGCGCTGGCCTTTTCGGCCGCAGCGGTCCCAGCGATAGATGTAGGGGAAGGGCGCCATCACGCCGCCCTCGGCATGGCGTTGTGCTCGACGCCGTCGAGCAGCCGTCCGGCCTTGGCCTTGCCGACGTTGCGCATCGCGAGAACGCGCTCGCCATGGAAGCCCGTGCCCCCGGCCAGGTTGTGGTAACGCTCGGCTCCACGACCCATCTGGTCGTCTACGCGCGGGCAGCGGCGCCAGTCCGGATCGTCGATGTCGCGGTCATAGAACGCGATCCAGTCACCATGCTGCTTGAAGAAGAAGGCCGTGCCAGCAGCCGCACACTGGTCGCGGATCGAGCGCGCCCAGTCGGGGTGCATTGGCCGCGCGCCCCTGCCGCTCTCGCCGCCGACGATGATCCAGTCGAGATCGGAGAAGTCACCGACGATCGGGCCGAGCAGCGGCTCTGCAGATAGTCCGATCCACGGCAATGACATGCGGCGCTTCAGTGAGCGGAGCCGCGGCACATCCCTGTCGAACTCCGCCTGGTTCACGACCGTGATCATCAGCCCGGCGTGCTTCGGCCAGGTATTGACGCCGATCGCGGCCAGCCGCTTCTCGACCGCGCTGATGCGCTTCGTCACGATCTGGATGTCGAGGCGGTCGCACTGGACGATCTTGCCCCAAGCCTCCGCAAACCATTCGAGCGGCACCTCGAGGTCGAACAGGTCGGACATTGACTGGACGAAGACTCTCCGACGCAAGTTCGGGTGCAGCTTCCCGATCTGCGCGTCCGCTGCCCACCATGCGTAGTCGTTGTCGAGACGGTTCAGCAGTTTGCCGGCGCTCGCGATCTTCCGGCGCGGAGCGCCAACGCCCCAGTGGCCAGGGGTGAACCTGTTGCTTTGCGTCTCGGCATAGCAGTGGTCGCAGCCGGGCCCGACCTTTGTGCAGCCCCACCAGAAATTGACGGTCGCGTCGGTCCATTCGATCTTGGTCGCGTCAGCCATTGTCGCGGTTCTCCGCGTCGCCGATCTTGCGCACGCCGTCGGCGATGCCCTCTGCGGCTTCCGTGATCGACTTGCCGTCGTCGAGCGGCGCGACGAGCGCGCCGAGCGGCAGCTTTGCCACGTTGACGGTCGCCTGCGCGACGCCCTCGACAGTGTTCTTCACCAGGTCAAAGAGGCCCATGGTCGCGGCCCCCCTGTTCAGCGTGGCAAGCGCCCTGGACAAGGCGCGCGAGTGCATAGACGGCGAAGCTAGCGAGCAGCAGGTAGAAGCCGAGTTCGCGATCGAGCGGAGGGAATGTGTCGAGCCAGCGCGTCATGGGGACTCTCCTTCGTCGCGGAGTTGGGCGCGGTAGCCGATGCGGATCTTGGCGAGGAACCGCCCGGTCTGGCGCGGCCCGAAGACCGCCGCCAGGATCAGGGTGCTGAGAAGGCCGGCCAGGGCGCCCATCGCTCAGGCCTCCTCGAATTTCGGCTCGAAGAAACCGAGCGCGCCCTTGCAGGGCCGGAATGGCAGGGGCCGAGCGTTGCGCAGGACGATGCCGAAGCGGCCGACAAACCAGGGGTCGTCGCTGCGCTCGACGCAGTCGACAATCTCGGCCTCGCCGACGATGCCGCCGCGATCAAATGCGTCAGGAAGATCGAGGGCGATCGGAGCGCCCGTCACAGGATGGCGGCCGCGCCATAGGTCGGCTCGCGCCCAGGTGTCGACCTTCTTCCCGGCATGGATCAGCACCGGCCCGCGGTAGTGGCAGCGCCAGTTGCGATTCTCGATCGCCTTGTGGCCGTTGACGATCAGCCAGGCCCAGGGCTGCATGATGGAGAGCGCCTTCATGCCGACACACTCCGGCCGAGCAATGCGCGGGCCTGATTGACGGCCGGGGCCATCTTGTCGATGAGCCAAGCTTCGATGACCTTCATGGAATAGAACTTGCCTCCCGGCAGGCTCTCCCACGCGTCGACCAGGCCGGCCAGCGCGGCGGCTTGGCCATTGTCGATCGACGGGGCAGGCGGCAGAGCATTGCAAACGTCGGCGACCATCATCGCCATGTTGGCTACGTCGGCGGCCTCTTCCGCAACGGCCTCGCTGAGCGGGCGCTCGCTGTGCGCGACGTGCCCCATCCAATCGATCGACGCGCGCCGGAGTTCTTCGGCTTCCTCCTCGACCCGCTCCGCGAGCGTATCGGGGCAATCGCCCTTCCAGCCCGACTTGTGATCGTTCGCCCGCAGCTCGCGTTCCATGAGAAGCGCGAACGACAGAACCTCCGGTCGGCAGTCTTTCAGGCCCAACGTGGTCATGTGGTGGTCCTTTCGCTGTGAGCGTGAGCGGGGAGCGCTAGACGCGCATCGGCATGAGCACGATGAGCAGGTCTGCTCCTTCGCGCGTCTGCAGGATGGTGGGGGAGCCGGGATCGGCGAGCCTGATCAGGACGGTGTCGCCGCCGAGGACGCCGAGGACCTCGCTGAGATAGCGGGCGTTGAAGCCGATCTCGATCGGGCTCGCCTCATACTCGCAATCGACCTCTTCAGTGGCCGAACCGGAATCCGGGTTGGTCACGGAGAGGACGACGCGGCCATCGCCGAAGGCGAGTTTCACGGCGCGGCCGCGCTCGCCGGAGATCGTGGCGACGCGGTCGGCGGCATCGGCCAGCGTCTTCGCCTCGGCCGTAGCGCGCTTGTAGTTCCCCATCGGGATGACGCGCTGATAGTCCGGATAGGTGCCGTCAATCAGCTTCGAGGTGAGCACCATTCCCTCGATCGTGACGCGGATCTTGGTGACGGAGAGCTCGACCGTGACATCCTGCTTTGCCTTGTCGAGCAGGCGGGCGATCTCGGCCACGGCCTTCCTCGGCACGATCACGTTCGGCATGCCGGCGGCATCCGCGGGCAGGGGACAGTGGATGCGCGCCAGGCGGTGACCGTCCGTCGCTACTGCGGTCAGGGTCTGCGCGCCGTCGTGCTCGCGCTGATGCAGAAAAATGCCGTTCAGGTAATAGAGCGTCTCCTCGGTCGAGATCGCGAATTGTGTCGCCGCGATCAGCCCTGCCAGAGCGGCCGCCGGCATGTCGAACCTGTGGCTCATCTCGCCGGTGGTGATGTCAGGGAAATCGCTGTCCGGCAGCGTCTGCAGGGTGAAGCGCGAGCGGCCCGATGTGAGACTGAGACTGGTCTCGTCCTTCGCCTCGATCGACACCTTCGCCTCGTCGGGCAGCTTGCGCACGATCTCGTAAATCCGGGCCGCCGACACCGTCAGGGCGCCGGGCGTTGCGACCTCGGCCGGTGCCGGGATGCGTAGTTCGATATCGAGATCCGTTCCCGTGACCGTCAGCGTATCGTCGGACGCGACCAGGCGCAGGTTGGAGAGGACCGGGATGGTATTGCGGCGCTCGACGATGCGCTGCGCCGGTTCGAGCGCCTTGAGCAGGGCGGCGCGGGCGATGGTGAGTTTCATGGGCGAGCGCCTCTGACTGAAGGAAAGGGGCGGGGCCTCGCGGCCCCGCCAGGTGGGAGGCTTGTCAGGCCTCGGGGGAGCCTTCGAAGGTCGGCAGTTCGGTCTTGTCGGCGACGGTGATCAGGTCATCGCGCACGCGCTCGGTGACGAACTGGTCCGGGCGGTACATCTGGTAGAACCAGACGATCTTCTGACCGCTCTTGCGGTAGCGCAGGCGCACCGGCAGGCTGATCTTCTCGCCCATGAAGAAGGGCGCGATCGCAAGCATGAACAGGCCGGGCACCTTCAGGGGTTTGCCATCGCTGTCCGTATGCGTTTCCTCGAAGGCGACTTGGGCCTCGCCGGTCGCGAGATTGACGATGTTCTTGACGACGCTGTCGACATTGACCTGCAGGCCGCGCGACAGCTGGATGAGCTGGGCCGGCGTTGCTACGGTCGTGCCGAAATCGCGCTCCAGCCAGATCCGCTCGGCATCGGTCGGGGCCGAGAGATCAGCGATGCGATCTTCGAGGAAGGCAGCAAACAGGCCCTGCTCCATCGGCTCGCCGTTCTGCGCGACCCAGGCCTTCCATTCCTCGGAGGCCGGGAAGCTGTAGGCCATCCGGTGTTTCAGATTTTCGGCGGCGCCCGCACTCTCCTTGTCGTGATAGTCGATCACAGCCTGGAAGCTTGGCGCCTTCCAGTTGGTGTCGGCGAACACGGCCGAATGAACGGTCTTGTGGCGGTTCGTCAGGTCGATGAAGGACTGCAGGGTCAGCGCCTTGGCCGTGCCGCGCTTTTCCGCCGGCTTAGTGCGGAAGGCTTCGATCAGGTGCCCGGCCGGTTTCGCTTCGCCGGTCCTCCGGTCGATCAGAACCGGGATCTGTGTAGGCAGGCCCGGGCCGAGATTTGGCACGGACACGTTGATGATCTCGGCAGAGAGGCTCTTCCGAGTCAGGTCGACAATGGCATTGATGCCCCTGTCGGAATTGGGGATGGCGCCTTCGAGGAAAGCCTCGGCGACGAGAGCTTCGGTGGCGGCGGGCTCGGTTTTGGCCATGGATCAGGTATCCTTGCTGGGGAGAGGGGCGGGGGTCAGGCGCCGGCGGCGGCAACGCCGCGCGGGCCGGCGAACATGTCGGTCTGCTGGGGATGCTCGGTGGAGAGCTCGCCCTCGTCGGTGACCCAGTAGAAGGACGAGCCGCGCGGCTTCTTCGGCAGGGTCTGGGCGATCTCCGCCTCGACGGTGACGGTGTTGTGCTCGACCTCGAGGTGAAGGACGAGCGCGACCTTTCCCTTGGCTTTCGCCTTGGGACGGTTGCCGCAAAGCTCCTTCAGGTGCTTCAGCGCGCCAGTGATCGCCGTGGAGAGTTCGGCGGAAACCTCGCCGCCCTCCAGCGAGCCAATGATGGTCTGCGCGTCGCGAATGCGTTTCATCGGCTCTCAGGCCTCCGTGAGAATGCGGCGCGCGCCAGTGCGGCTCGGCCTCGGGCTGGGGGATGGTCCGGCGCCGAAGCGCTCGGGCAGGTAGCGGCGCAGGCGCTCGCGGTATTCGTCGGCGGCCTTCGGCCAGGGCCAGACGGTGAGCTTGCCGGCGATGCGCGCAGGTTCGACGCCTTCAAGGCTCGGCCAGGGTTTGCTGCAGCGGCCGAGCAACTGCGCCTGTTCCGCAGCAAGCATCCGGATATCGTAGATGCGAACGATCTCGCGATAGGCAGGGGGGCAGCCTTCGCCCCAGCCGGCGGCCGCGAAATAGATCGCTTTGTCGAGCGTCCCTTTCAGCGACTTCTGCGCCTTCGTGACGATGTCGCCGAGGATATGGCCCTCGAAGAAGCGGACGCGTTCGACAAGCGCCTGCGCGATCGGCGTCGCAACGTCGCCGAGATAGGCCTCGTGCGCGTCATGCAACAGGAAGGCTGCTGCCGCCGCCCTGTCCTTCGTGGCGTGGAAGACGGCATCAGCACCGAGCGCGCAATGCTGGGCCACGGAATAGGGGCCGGAGCTGACATGGCCGGTGAAGCGGGCGATGCGCGCCAGCGCCTCGGGAACATCGACCTGAAAATCCACCTGGCGCCAGTCAGGGCGCAGCAGATCAAAGGCACGGCCCGATGCGGTCTGGAGCCAGGTCATTTCAGCCACCCCGCGAGCCAGGAGAAGCCGAGCACCGGCAGGACGACGAGCCAGATGATCCGCAGCACCAGCGTTATGAGGCCGATGACGAATACGGTCACGTCCGTCCCGGCCGCGAAGACCTCCGTAAGGGTGAGGGCGGCCGTCATCAGATCGCACCCGCGGTAACGCCGGCGATCAGGAGCGTGCTGGCGATGAAGAGACCGAGGGCGACGGCGTCGCGCGCCATATGACGGACGCTGTCGCGCCGGCTGCCGAGCCGTATCGGCTTTGGCGTCGGGCCGTTCTCGGCGCGGAACATCTGGAAGGCGATGACGCCATGGGCGAGCACGGTCTCGCCGGGCCAGCCCTTGTTCAGGAGGTCTGCGATGGTGACGACGGCTTCCGCGCCGCCGTCATGCACCATCTCCTGGATGTCCTCGACCATCCGCTTGCGGATGGCGCCCCGTGCCTGCATCTGGTGACGGGGAAAGGGCCAGATATAGCCGTCATCGACGGCTTTGCGGCTTTCGAGCCAGGCGCGGCCGATAGCTGGGGCAGGGGCTTGTGACAAAGCGGCCTCCATCGGGTGAGAGGTTCAGGCGACGACGTGAAGCGGGGGGAGTTGCGCCTGGCTCGCGCGCAGGGGCTGGAGCGTCGCGATCAGCGCGCCGTCCTGAATGGCGAAATCGGCGGCGGCTGGATCGAGGAAGGCATCGAGCAGCGGCGCGACATCCTCGCCCTGCAGCACTGCCGGCGTGGTGACGCTGACCCGAAGGACCTTGGAGTTCGGCGTGGTGATGAGCTTATGCCCGGCGCGCTGCTTCTCGACGCGGACAAGCTGGACGCGGCCGCGATCGGTGCCGAGACCGAGGCTGATGACGATGCGATCGGAAGGCTGCCAGTTCAGCGCTTCGGCAAGCTCCCGGGAGAGCGCGAAGGTGACACGGCGGCGGTCAAGGTTGCGACCGGAGCGGCCGACGATGATTCGCAGGCGCTTGCCGCGGACAACTGGGCCGGAACTGGGAAGGAGCGGGAGGAAGGCCATGATCAGGCCTCCTCGCGCACGATGGCGGAGGCGCTCCAGCGCGCGCCATCCCAGTAATGCCAGCCCGCCTTGCGGTTGGTCGCGGCTTCGGCGAGGCTGGCGAGTTGCTGGAGGGTGAAGAGATGGCCGTTGAACGCGATCCGGAGGCTGATCCGCTGATCATCCAGATGGAATTTCTGCTCGGCGCGTTCGCCGGCAAAATCTACGGCTATGGTGGCGCCGCTGCGTTCGAATTCCTGGATGATGTCGAGGGGCTGATCGACAGCAACATCCTGAAGCGCGTCCCCGCCGAAGCTGACCGGGTCTACCTCGCCGCGCTCCCGGCGAAACTCCGCATATTCCTGGAAGAGGCTCTCAGTCGTAGCCAGCGCAAGCCGTAGCTGCGCAAGGCGCCGGTCGTCGGAAAGATCGTTGCTCGATCGGTGTGCCAAGGCGGCCTCCATCGGGTTGATGGAGGTATTTATGCCGGTGTATTTTTACCCTGTCAATGGGGTAGGGTGTATTTGTGCCTCATCGCGCTTCTGCGGCGCTTTACCGCCTTGGCTTGCCGATTCGGGCAAATTCGATCTGCGGTGCGATCAGGACGGTGCGCTTGAACATGCCGCCAGGCGTATCGGTCTTGTGCTGTGTGTAGTTAAAACGAGCGCGCACGCGGCACTTGTTCGAATCTGCTTCCTTCGACGTTTCGCAGTTTTCGCGAAGGTAGGCGACGTCGGCAGCGGCCCCAAGCGGGGCGCGGCCGAACAGGGTCTCTATATGCCAAGCAAATCATTCATCGTCAGGACCTTGTGGCAGGTCTCGACATAGCGGCGATCGAACTCGATCTGCGCCGGCGGGTTGTATTGCTCCACGATGATCCTGTCGCCGGAGCGTTTCACCAGCTTCTTGATCCATGCCTCGGTAGGGCCGTCCTCGGTGTACTTTGCAACGATGACGACGGTGTCGCCGATCTGGCAGGGGCGGTGCGGGTGAATGATGCGCAGTTCGCCATGCGGATGCGCCGGATACATCGATTCGCCCTCGACATAGATGCCGTAAGCGTCCTTGACGTTCCGCAGCACTTCTGGCCGGACGACATAGTCGATGACGCCGCCCTCGAGGCGGAATGCGCCTTTCCCCAGGCTGCCAGCTGCTGTCCCCATCACCGGCAAATTCCTGCCGCCTGCCGAAATGGAACCTGGCGGGAAACGCAACTCGGACAAGCGGACATTCGACTTCGGGGGCTCGGTGGCTAATGGAGGCGGCGGCGGTGGTCCGTCACCATGCAACAGCTGATCCACGCTCGTTTCAAGAGCCGCCGCCAACTTCTCCAAGGTATCCGCACGCGGATGCAGGCTGCGTCCATTGAGGATGTTCTTGATCATATCCTTGCTGGCGCCGTCGCTGGCCTTCAGCGACGCCGCATAGGCGCTCAAATTCAGGTCAGCCAAGCGCTGGCGGATCCGGTCTGCGAGAGTGTTGGGCATGATGTAGGAATACATCATGCGCGGTCCCGCCGCATCGGGGTATGAATGCCTTGACATAGGTGTAATTATACCCCTATCCTTCAACGCATGTTGTTCACCGACCAACTCATGGCTGTCGCATCGGCCTATTGTTTGGCCAAGCAGGTGCCCCTCGCAAGGGTCTCCATGCATGCGGTTGGCGATCGGCGTCTGTTGCCGGGTCTGGTCGGTGCCAACTTGACCCTGACCCTCCGTCGCGCCGATCGCGCCCTCCAGTGGTTCTCGGATCACTGGCCGGACGGTGCCGACTGGCCCGCCTCCGTGCCACGGCCTTCGCCTTCTGCGGGGGCTTCATCATAAACCCGCTTCTCCGCCTTCGCCATCTGCACCAGCGCTGCGCCAAGTGCGCTGCGCGCCCGCGCTATCCGCTGCTGCCGGGTCTCTCCGGCCGTGGCCTTCGCCTGGTGATCCATGGGGTTCCGCCTCCGTGACCTGACCTAGCGACATTCGATCCAAACCGCCGTTTTCCCAACGAAAAAGCACAGGAGCTTTTTTCGTGAGCGATATCGCTTTGCCCGATGGGCTGATCACGCTGATCAAGACCGCCACCCGCGCTCTGGTTATGGCCTGTGCCGCACCTGGTTCGACCGGGCCCGAGCGTGTCGAGCAGATCACCGGCTTCTCTCGCGGCGCGATCTCGCGCTGGTGCGGCGATGCCTATCGCGACCAGATGCCGCTCGAAGTGGTGTTCATGCTCGAGAGCGCGATCGGCAAGCCGATCTTCTCGCGCATGCTGGCCTCGCTGACCGGCCACCGGCTGGAGCCGATCGCGGCCGGCGAAGCGGCCCAGGTCGATCTGATGACCGATGTCGTGCGCATCACCGGCAGCCATGCCCGGTTCCAGGCCGAAGCGGCCGAGGCGCTCGAAGACCAGAAGCTGACGCCCGGCGAGGTCAAGGGGCTGATGAAGAGCGCCATGACCCATATCGACAGCATGACGGCGCTGCTGAACCGGCTCGCTCCGCTGGCGGGGAACTGAGATGCAGCCCGGCTCGTTCAAGCCCGGTTCGCTCTCCGACCGCGTCCTGCGCATCATCCAGGCGGCCGGCGGCGCCAATCTTCACCAGGTCCAAATCCGCAGGGCCTGCCAGGACGAGGCCGAGCACAAATATCTCGGGCGCATTCTCGATCGGCTCGTCGTGCGCGGGCTGGTCAACGAGTCTCGGCAGGGCTTCTCCGCCATTGCCGGTCCGCGCCCCTATGTCTGCGAGCGCGATCCGGCTCCGGCTGTCTCCGAAATGCTCTCGCTGCATGTGCGGGCGATCATCGCCCGGGCTCATGTGCGCGCTGCGGACGGCGAGAGTGCTTTCGCGGCCGGTCTGCTCAGGCTGGCGTCTCGCCGTGTCCGTGTCCCGCATGTCGAGGCGGATCTTCTGGCACTGGCCGACCTCTTCGGCAGCGATGACGGCTTTTACCGCAATCTCGACCTCAGCCGGGTGGCGGCATGAGGCGGCGCTTCACCATCGAGCGTGTCGGCCGTCGCCGTCGCTCCGCTGCGCGCGGCATGGCCCGGATCGGCTTTCCGGCCGGGATCATCGCCGTGGTGCTCGGGCTGAAGCGCGAGACCGCAATCGCAATCGTTCAGGCGCGCCATGCGCCGGCCTCGCTCTGGAGCGCGGCCGAACAGGCGCTGTTCCGGGAGGGCAGGGGATGACGCTGAAAGAGATCATCGCCGAGCTGACCGGTCTTGCCGGAGAGCAGGCCGGCGCCGCCCATATTCTCGAAACCACCCGCTTCGAGCCAGAGCTGGATGCGCTGACGCCGGGCGCGATCGCCGATGCCCGCCGCAAGGCTCAGGCCTGTGCCGAGGCGATCAAGCTGCTGCAGCACCCACTGGTCACACATTTTCCAGGCCTACGCTGCGATGGGGCCAGGTCATGAGCGAGGCCTATCTCGCATTCCTGCGCGCCAAGACCTGCGTCGCGATGGCGCGCGGCATCGAGATCGCGGATAGCGAGATCAATCCGATCCTGCTGCCGCATCAGCGCATCATGGTGCGCTGGGCCCTCCGACTTGGTCGCGCCGGGCTGTTCGCCGCCTTCGGGCTGGGCAAGACCCTGATGCAGATCGAGTTCTGCCGGATCCTGGCCGCGCATTTCGGCGACCGTGCCCTGATCGTGATCCCGCTCGGCGTCCGGCAGGAGTTCTTCCGCGATGCCCGCGTTCTGGCGACGGGCGATCATCCCAAGGTCAGCGACGCCACCCGGACAGAGCTCAGGGCCTGGCTCGCCGATCGTCCGGAGCGCGTGCCGCATCTCACCTTCATCCGCTCGATCGACGAGGCCGGCGAGACCGGGCTCTACCTGACCAATTACGAGACTGTGCGCGACGGCAAGCTTGACCCGCGCCTGTTCGCGGCCGCGAGCCTGGACGAGGCCTCCTGCCTGCGCGGCTTTGGCGGCTCAAAAACCTTCCGCGAGTTCATGCGGCTGTTCGAGGGCATCGGCTTCAAGCTGGTCGCGACCGCGACGCCATCGCCGAACGAATATATCGAGCTGCTGGCCTATTCCGCCTTCCTCGAAGTGATGGATATCGGCGAGGCCAAGACCCGGTTCTTCAAGCGCAATAGCGAGAAGGCCGACCAGCTCACCATCCATCCACACAAGGAGCGCGAGTTCTGGCTCTGGGTGTCGAGCTGGGCCCTGTTCGTGCAGCGGCCGAGCGATCTCGGCTGCGACGATGCCGGCTATGACCTGCCGCCGCTGACCGTGACCTATCACACCGTCGCTTCCGACCTGGCCACCAAGGACCAGGAGCGCGACGGACAGGGCATCCTGATCGCCAATGCCGCGCTCGGCGTGGTCGGCGCCAGCAGGGAGAAGCGGTCGAGCCTGACCAGCCGCATCGGTAAGCTGCGCGAGATCCTCGATAGCGCGCCTGCCGATCACTTCCTGATCTGGCACGACCTCGAGGACGAGCGCCGGGCGATCGAGGCGGCGGTACCGGGCGTGCGCTCGGTCTACGGTTCGCAGGAGCTCGACGAGCGCGAGCGGACGATCATCGGCTTCAGCGATGGCGAGTTCCAGTATCTCGCGGCCAAGCCGGTGATCGCCGGCAGCGGCTGCAACTTCCAGCGCCACTGCCACAGGGCCGTGTTCCTCGGGATCGGCTTCAAGTTCAACGATTTCATCCAGGCCATTCACCGCATCCAGCGCTTCCAGCAGGAGAGGCCGGTCGAAATCCACATCATCTCGTCGGAGGGCGAGCAGGCGGTGCTGCGCACGCTCCTGACCAAGTGGAAGCAGCATCAGCACATGGTTGACCAGATGAGCCGGATCATCCGCGAATACGGATTGAACGAGCAGGCTCTCGCCACCTCGCTCGCCCGTTCGATCGGCGTTAGCCGAGTCGAGATCAGCGGCGCGAACCATCGCATCGTCAACAATGACACGGTGCTGGAATGCGCCGCGATGCCTGAGAACAGCGTCGACCTGATCGTGACCTCGATCCCGTTCTCAACGCAGTACGAGTACACACCGAGCTATAACGACTTCGGCCATACCGACAGCGACCCGCATTTCTGGGCTCAGATGGATTTCCTGACGCCGCAGCTGCTGCGCGCGCTCCAGCCCGGCCGCAACTGCGTGATCCACGTCAAGGACCGGATCATTCCGGGTGGGCTCACCGGGCTCGGCTTCCAGACCGTCTCCACCTTCCATTGCGACGCGATCCAGCATTTCCGCCGGCACGGCTTCGCCTTCCTCGGCATGAAAACCGTGACGACCGATGTCGTGCGCGAGAATAACCAGACCTATCGCCTGGGCTGGAGCGAGCAGTGCAAGGACGGCTCGAAGATGGGCGCCGGCCTGCCGGAATATCTGCTGATCTTCCGCAAGCCGCAGAGCGACCGCTCGGTCTCTTATGCCGACAAACGGGTGGCGAAGGACAAGAAGTTCTGGGTGCCGAACGGCGAGACTGATGAAGAGGTTCAGGCTCGTGCCGACGCGCTGGAGGTTGATGCGGCAGCTCTGGTTCTCGCTGATGTCCAGGAGCTGACAGAGACCCAAATGGTCGAGGGGCATTGGAAGAACCCGGACGGCTACAGCCGGGCGCGCTGGCAGATCGACGCGCATGGCTATCTCCGGTCATCCGGCGACCGCGCGCTGAAGCCCGCCGACCTGATGGGCGTGCCGGCAAGTCAGATCTACAAGATGTGGAAGCGCTTCAACCTCGAGGCGGTCTACGACTTCGAGTATCACGTCGCGATCGCCGAGGCGCTGGAAACGCGCGGGCGCCTGCCGCCGACCTTCATGCTGCTCCCGCCGCACTCGCCCGACGGGAACGTCTGGAGCGACGTGACGCGGATGCAGACCCTGAACGGGGCGCAGCACGCCAAGGGCAAGGAGATGCATCTCTGCCCGCTGCAATTCGACATCGTGGATCGTGTCATCGCGCAGATGTCGATGCCGGGCGAGACGGTGCTCGACCCGTTCGGGGGACTGATGACCGTGCCCTACCGGGCGATCCTGCTCGGCCGCAAGGGCATCGGCGTCGAACTCAATCCCGGATACTTCCTCGACGGCGCGCTGCATTGCGCCGCGGCCGAGGACAGGATCGCGGTGCCGAGCCTGTTCGATCTGCTCGACGCGGCCCGCGAGCCCGCGCTCCAGGCGGCGGAGTGAGCGGCGATGTTGGCCCTAGCTGAGCAGCAGGCGTTGCTGCGCCGCGAGTTGCTGTCGAAGATTGACCTCAATCGATTCGAGGCGCCGTTTGATCGCCCCAAGATGCCCCACGAATGGATCGCTGAGTGTTGCGTAATTTCGATACGCTGCATGGTGATCTTCTGGATTTTCTCTGCTCTCAACATGTTGAGAGAAGCTCATTGCGGCGTTCATGATGCTGTTGGCAAAGTCTCGAACTTGGTCGCTGACCTGCGGAAGCCCGTAGCTTTCGTTGCCCTTGCAAAGATCTGCCAGAATTTTCAGGTGTGGCTGAATGGGCTGCACGAGCTGCGACATGTTCGGCCCGTGCAATCGCCCGCCTTGATTGAGGCCGCGGCGGTCTATGCCAAAACTGACCCTGCGTTCTACCTCTTGAGTGCGGGCTTTCAGATCATCGCAAAAGTCCGCGGCCTCACGGATTTGATTCAAGCGCAAATCGAGTTCGTTTATCGCTCCGAGAGCTGCCTGTCGCCTCGCGATGTTGATCTGCGCTCGCAGGCCAAGCAGGGTCGCCGCCGCGACGATAGTCGCCAGGAGCGCCGCCGCGAACGACTGGTAACGGTTGAACCAGAACTCGGCGCAGCCGTTCGCTTTCTGGACCTCGGTCCAAACGTTGCTCCCTGCCGTGCACGCATTTGCTGCGGCGAACCAGAGATGGCCCACCGCAACGACAGTGAGAACCGCCGCGATCGCGCAGATCATCTCTCTGCTGGGCTTTTCCATCCCCGAACCCTGCCGCAGCGGCAATTCCCCCGCAAGTCGCCGTCAGCCGGCGTCCACAACCTCGCGAGGGCCGCATGAGCATGCTCGACCATGCCCTCTCTCTCGCCTCGGCCGGCTTTCCGGTATTTCCTGCGAAGGCGATCGCCGACAAGGCGGCTGGCTCGAAGGCACCGCATCTGCCGGGAGAATCGACGCCAGGCGCGCATGATGGTGGGCACTGGCTCGCCAGCCTCGACGAGGGTGTCATTCGCGGCTGGTGGCGGCGCTGGCCCTCTGCACTGATCGGCTTTCCGACCGGACTGCGCAGCGCTTGCGTCGTCGTTGACCTCGACCCCCGGGATGCGACGGCCGGCGACATGCTGAAGGCGCTCACCACCTGGTGCGGGCAGCTTTGGCATCATGACGCCGAGACCGGGGGGGTCATCGAGACGCCGATCGCGCGGACGCAGTCCGGGGGCCTGCATCTCTATTTCGCCTGGCCGGATGAGCCGATGTTTGCCGAGATCGCCGGCAACCTTGCTCGGTTGGGGCAGGGGTTCGAGGGCGTAATCGGCAACCGCGCCAACCTGTTCCGCGCCTTCCTGAAGGCCGGGGAGTGCCCGGCCGCGCTCGCTCATATCGATGTCCGCGGCGAGGGTGGTTATGTCATCGCACCACCCTCCGTGATGTCGGACGGCAAGCGCTATGAATGGCTGATCCCTCGTGGCGAGATCCTGCCGCCGCTGCCGCGCCGGCTGCGCGGGGTGATCACCGGCGAATTCATCCCGCTGGCCGAGCGACAGGCGCGGCAGGCTGCAAGCCAGCAGGCCCGGCGCTATGCGGCGCGGGAGATCAGCGACGAGCGGGTGCGGGTCTATGTCGAGCGCTCGGTGCGGGGAGCGCTTGCGACTGCGGCCAGGGCAGGTGAAGGCAATCGCAATGCTGCGGTGTTCTGGGCGGCCTGCCGGCTGGGCGAGTTCGTGCGCGGCCAGGTGCTTGGCTCGGCCGAGGCGGAGCAGCTGCTGCTCGGCAACCTGCCCGCCGGCGTCTCGCCAAACGAGCCGAAGATCCGCGGAACGATCAAGTCGGGTCTTAGCAACACGAAGAGCCCGGCCTTCTCGCCCGCGATTCTCGATCAGGGTCGGGCGGCATGAAGATCTCTGCCGAGCTCCGAAGCCTGATCGATGGCGCTGTCATCGCTGGCCGCGTGACGCTGATCGCGCCCGGCGCGACGGCTCTCCCGCCCCGCAACCCCGGCTCAACCGAGCCGGTTCGCATTCACCCAAAGCTCTGCAGCGCCGGCCGGCAGGTCGTGCGGGCGCCGGTGCTCGACCACTATGACAGGGCAGGCGGATGAGAGTGCTCGTCGCATGTGAATTCAGCGGCACGGTCCGCAATGCCTTTGCGGCGCGCGGTCACGATGCCTGGTCGAGCGATCTGCTGCCGGCCGAAGATGGCAGCAACCGCCATTACACAGGTGACGCGCGCGACATCCTGAATGACGGGTGGGACCTGCTCATGGTCGCGCATCCTCCCTGCACGCGCCTCTGCAATAGCGGCGTCCGATGGCTGTTTACTCCGCCACCCGGAAAGTCGGTTGATCAGATGCGGGCCGAACTGGAGGAGGGTGCCGCGCTCTTCTCCGCGTTCTGGAATGCGCCGATCGAGCGGGTTTGCATCGAAAACCCGGTCATGCACAGGCACGCTAAGGCGCTGATCAAGAATTACGAAGCGCCGGCCCAGAGCGTGCAGCCTTGGCAATTCGGGCATGGCGAGACGAAGCGGACATGCTTCTGGCTTCGCAACCTTCCGCCGCTGAACCCAACGAATGTCGTGGATGGCCGAGAGGCCCGCGTCCATCGGATGCCACCCGGCCCGGATCGCTGGCGAGAGCGCTCTCGCTTTTTCACGGGGATCGCCAACGCAATGGCCGATCAGTGGGGTGACCTCGACGGTCTCACCCCCGACCAGCGTGATCTGTTTGAAAGGGCAGCGGCATGACGGAGGCTCCCGACCCCGATCTCTCGGCCGAGAGCCTGCGCGCGCTGATCACCGGTGCGGAAGCGGCTGCGCAGGAGGACGGCCCCGCAACCCCGTTCGGCGACGACGATGAGGCCGGGCCGTCCGACATGCCTGTCGGCAATGTCGTGCTGGCCGATGTCGAGTGGTGCGCGAAACTGGACCATTCCGACACGGACAATGGCAAGCGGCTGCTGCGCCATCGCGGGGCCGACCTCGCCAACATGCTCGAGGAGGGCACGGACAAGGCCAACTGGCTGGTCTGGACCGGCAAAGCCTGGGACCAGAGTGACGGCGCGAAACAGGCGCTGGCGATCGCGCAGGGAATCGGCGGGCTGATCGGGCTCGAAGCCGAATATCTGCAGCACACCCCGGCCGAGAATGCCGCGATCCGCAAGGCCAGCAATGCGCCGAGCGAGGAGAACGAGAAGGCGAAGGCCACCGCTATCCTGGCCTTGGAAAAGCGCCAGGCGAAGCGGCGCGCCTTCGGCGTCTCCTCCAAGAACCTGGCCCGCATGAACGCCATGCTGACCTGTTCGGCGCCGTTCTGCGTGGTGAAGCCCGAAGCGTGGAATGCCGAGCAGCGGCTCGTCTATGTCGGCAACGGCACGATCCGCTTTGAGCGCGAGGAAGATCCCGACCGCTCCGGTGAGGTTCCGGTCTATCGAGGCCGAGCCATCTTCACTCCGGAGGGGTGGAGGCGCGAGGACCGTGTCACCCGCATGGTGCCTGTCGATTTCGATCCGAAGGCGAAGGCTCCGCTCTGGCATGCCTTCATCGCGAAGTTCTTGCCCGAGAACCTGGTGCCCGGTGTGGCGAGGGCCGTGCAAATCTATTCCGGGCTCGGCCTGACCGGGCTGCCGGTGCAGCGCCTGTTCTTCCATTACGGGCTCGGCGCCAACGGCAAATCCGTGTTCCTCGAGGTGCTGGCCCGCGTGCTCGGGCCGCTTTGCGAAGGACTGCCGGCAGAATCGATCTCTGGCCAGTCGCAGAACGCGGCCGGTGGCGCCTCGCCGGATCTTGCGCGATTGCCGGGCGTGCGCTTCCTGCGCATCACGGAGCTGCCGCAGGGCGAGCCCTTGCGCGAGGCGCTGGTGAAACGCCTGACCGGCGGCGAGAAGATGGATGTCCGGACCCTGTTCAAGGGCTATTTCTCGTTCCAGCCGCAGTTCAAGGCGCATCTCTCCGGCAACGGCTATCCGAGCATCTCAGGCTCGGATAACGGCATCTGGCGCCGCATGGCCGTCGTGCCCTGGAAGGTGACGATACCGGAGGCCGAGCAGCGCGATTTCGAGGAGGTGGTGAGCGAGCTCGTGGCCGAAGGGCCCGGCATCCTCAACTGGCTGATCGAAGGCATGGAGGCCTATGAAGGCGAGGGCCTGCATTTCCCGCCGGCCATGGTCGACGCCGCGAAGGAATACCGCGACGAGATGGACCCGATCTCGCTCTTCATCGAGCGCTGCATCAGGAAGGCGGAGCCGGACGCGGACGCGCAGATCCGCGCGACGATGGCCTTTGAGGCCTATGTCGCCTGGAGCGAGGCCAACAGCAAGAAGCCGAAAACGCAGACCATGTTCGGCAAGGTGATGGGGGCTCGCTTCGCTAAAAAAGAGACCAACGCCGGCAACGTTTATCTTGACATCGAACTCCACGATGTGCCGGCTAGGCCACCACGGCCCCGCAACCCCGATGACGACGGGTATGCCGGCCCATGACCCTCCACTTGGCCCCAAATCGTGGAGGGTTGTGGAGGGTTGGTGGATGGTTTTTACCAACCCTCCACCGCCTTTTTCGCTTTAGCCTCAATGACATGACGAGCGAAGTGGAGGGTGTGGAGGGTTTATGCGCGCCTATGCGTATCAAACGGGGTTCGGGGGAATTCTCTTTCTCTCATACGTCTAGACCCTTCAAAACCCTCCACACCCTCCACTCAAGCAATCAACCTATTGATTTAAAAGCTCTATTTTGGGTGGAGGGTTTCAAAAAACTATCCACCAACCCTCCACAACCCTCCACTGTCGGAAAAAGGGCGCTGACATGGCTGTGAAAGAGACCATCGATATCGAGGCGCTGCTCTACCGGGCCTATGCCCAGATGCGGGTGGACCGGATGGGAGCGCAGGCGGCGGCGCAGATGCTCGGCCTCGGCAGCCTGCCGGTGTTGGCGTCGTCGTCATGGTCGGAGCGGGTGGATACCAGCGCGCCGGGCTCGCGGCTGGCGGCACGGGCGAAAGAGGCTTCCTCCATGCCCGACGATCTCCTCGCCCTGCATGACCGCGTGCTGGCCCTCGCGGATCTCTGGTTCGCATGGGAAGGCGACGATGTCGCGCTGTGGGATAGCGCTGCGGCGGAACAGGCTGGCTTCACGATCGGCAAGGCGGGTGGCGATTGGTGGCTGGAGCGTGCGGGCAAGCCCGTGGCCCGGCTGGAACAGGCTGGCGTCATGGGGCTGATCATCCAGCATGCCCGCGATGGTTCGCGTCCGGAGGTGCATCTCGACTGGCGCAAGCGGGCTGGGCGTCGGCCAGCCGACCAGGCGGCGCATGACCATCGTGGACGCCGGCGGAAGGGCGAGGCCGTCACCCAGCGCGAGGTGCAGTATGATCGGGCACTCTATCATGCGTGGCGTTGCGCTCTCGTCCTGCTCCAGGCCGAGCTGGATGGAGAGATGGAGGGGTATTTGATCACCGGCCCGCTTGCCCCCGCTGCCCCATGGCTGGCCGTGAGCGATTTGCAGGCCGAACCTGCGGCTGAATGCCAGAATGTGCAGCGCGAATTCGTATGATTAGACAACGGGTTACGAGGATGTTGCGGGCTCAACCCCATTGACATAGGGTCGGCCACACTGAAAAAGGTCAAGAAAGCCCCGATGCCACCCGCGCCGGGGCTTTCGCGTTTCCGCAGCGGGGGAGGCGACCATGCGACCGGCCTCGACCGCCCCGTCGCGGGTCCTTCCCCCGCCGCCCCCACCCGCGATGCGAAAGCGGCGCGGGATTTTTCTAGCGGCGCCTCCCGAAATCTGACCGAACACACCGAACATGGCCGAGAACGACCCGAACACGGCTGGCGCGGCCTGGGTCTCGGTCAGCGATCTCGCCCGCCTCAAGGGCTTGAGCAAGGCTGCGGTCTCTGAGCGTGTGAAGGGTCTTGTCGCCAAGGGCCAGCTTTCGACCAAACCCGGCAAGGGGAAGGTTGTCCTGGTCAACCTCGCCGCCTTCGACCGCGTAATCGGTGAGACAACCGACCTGGCCAGGGCGGCCGGTGCCGAGACGAGGCGGCAGCATTCCGCTCCGCCGCAGGCCGATCCGACCGCTCCGATTTACACCGCCGAGCAGGCGCGCCACATGGCCTACAAGGCCGAGAGCGCGCGGCTCGACCTCGAAGAACGCCAAGGCAAGATCCTGCCCATCGCGGACATCGCGCAGGCCGTCACCGTTGCCGCCGAGGCCCTCGCCAGGGCGATCGAGACCCTGCCGTCTCTCGCCGACGATATCGCGGCAGCGGTAGCGCAGTCCGGCTCTGCCGGAGCGCGAACGCTGCTCAAGACTAAGGCTCGCGAAACCCGCGAACTGATGACCTTGGAGCTCGGCAAGGTGCTGAAGCTTCACCCCGCAACCGCCGAAACGCCGGACGATCCGCCGGAAGATTGAGATGACGCCGACCCGACCGGATGCCCTCGCGATCGTCGTCGGGGCGCTGGTCGCGGTGTTGACGCCTCCAGAGCAGATAGACCCGCCGACCTGGGCCGAGCGCAACCTGATCGTGCCGGACGGGCCGAAGAAGCTGGAGCCCTGGAGCCGCGTGCTGACGCCCTTCGTGGCGGAGCCGCTCGGCCACACCAGCATCGACAGCCCGGTCAACGAATTCTGCGTGATGAAGTCGGCCCAAACCGGCTTCACCACCCTGATGATCGCGGCGATCGGGCACACGATCGATATCGAGCCGTGCGATCAGATGATCGTGCAGCCGACCGATGGCGCTCTGACCGACTTCAATTCGAAAAAGCTGCAGATCGCGATCGACCATTCGCCGAGCCTGGCACGGAAGGTCGCGCCGCAGACGGCGCGCTCCGGCAAGGCCTCGACCACCTATGAAAAGCGCTACGGCGCCAGTTCGCTGACCCTGGCACTTGCCTCATCGACCGCCGACCTGCGCTCCAAATCCGTGCGCAAGGCCTGGCTGGACGAGATCGACGAGTATGCCGAGGATCTGGACGGCCAGGGCTCACCCTTCGACATGGTCGAAGCCCGGCAGGAGAGCTTCCTTCAGGATGGTTCATGGAAGCGGGTCTATGTCTCGACGCCCACCATCAAGGGCGGCTCGCATATCGAGCGTTACTGGGACGCCTCAGACAAGCGCAAATGGTTCGTAAAATGCCCGCAATGCTGCGGCGAGGACGGTAATCCAAGCGAGTTCGTCTTCGAATTCGGCCCAAACTTCCGGTACGACAGTGAGTGGCCTTATCGGGCCTTTTACGTCGCCCCTTGTTGTGGCCGCCCGGTCGAGGATTACGAGCGCCGGGACATGGTGCGGGCTGGGCGCTGGAAGGCGACCGACCCTGGGCCCGGCAAAATGCCGGGTTACCATTTCAACGCGATGTCTTCGCCCTTCGTCCCTTGGGCGAAGATTGCCGAGCGCGCTGCCAAGGCCGGCACTGACACCGCCAAGCAGAAGACCTTCTACAATCTGACGCTCGGCTTGCCCTTCGAGATGAAGGGCGATGCGCCTGATCATGTCAGACTGTTCGAGCGGCGCGAGGACGGGCTACCGCGTTACCGCGTGCCGCCAAACGGTCTGCTGCTCACCTGCGCGGCCGACGTGCAGATGCGCGGCATCTGGTACGAGATCACCGCCTGGTCGCCGAGCGGCGAGAGCTGGGTGGTCGACACGGACTATTGCGATGGCGATACCTCATCGCCGGATGGCGAGGCGTTCGCGCTGCTGCACAAGGCGACGCTAGGACGCACCTTCCCGGATGCGTTCGGCGGGGTCCGCACCATCGACGCTCTCGGCATCGATTCCGGTTATCGCTCGCATGTGGTCTATTCCTGGGTACGTGCAAGCCAGCGCCTGCACCCCGATACGGGCAAGGACATCGTTCTCGCGATCGATGGCCGCGACGGTTGGAGTTTGCCGGCCATCGGCATGCCGAAGCTTGTCGACATCGATCTGGGCGGCCGCAAGATCCGCGAGGGCTGCAAGCTTTGGCCGGTCGGTACCTGGTCGCTGAAGGCCTCTGTCTATGACGATCTCCGCAAAGATGGACTGAAGTCCGGCGCTTTGCGTGATCCGGACGGCTATTGCCATTTCCCGACCTGGCTCGGGCTGAACTACTTCGAGCAGCTCACGGCCGAGTATTTGGCCGACGAGAAGTTCCGCGGCCGGACCCGCAAGGTCTGGAAGGTGCGGCGGGACAATCACCTGCTTGACTGCCGCGTCTACAACCGTGCGCTGGCTGAGTATCTCGGCCTGTCGACCTCGACCGAGGACGAATGGGCTGCGCTCGCCCGCCACCGCGGATTGCCGGTGGAGGTGACGAGGCAGGATCTCTTCACCGCGGCGTCAACTCTTTCGACTGAACTTCAACCCGCCAATCTCGAGCCCGAAGCTCTGGCGCCGCAAGGCAACTGGCTCGGCGGGCGCGGCAAGAACTGGTTGCGCTGATCGCCATGGCATGGACCCAGGCCGATATCGACAAGTTGAAGGTCGGCATCGCGTCCGGCGCTCGGCGGATCGAATACGGCTCCGGCGAGACGCGCCGGGTTCTTGAAAACCGCCCTCTCTCCGAACTCTGGCAGATCCTTGCCGAGATGGAGGCCGAGATCAGGGGCAGCAATCAGCCGACCAACCGGCGCGTCGCCGGGTACAATTCCGGGCTCTGATATGACAAGCGAACCATTGCTAGACCGGGCGCTGGCGGCGCTGGCGCCCGGCCTGGCGGTTCGTCGGGCTGAGGCCCGCCTTCGGCTTGCCGCTCTGCGAAATGCGACAGCAGCCTATGACGGCGCATCCCGCGGTCATCGCACACAAGGCCGTAAGATCGGCTCGACATCGGCCGATGGCGAGGCCCTGACCTCCCTGCGGCGGTTGCGTGATGTCGCGCGCGACATGGAGCGGAACAACCCTTACGCCCAGCGCGGTCTTTCGGTGATCCCGACCAACGTGGTCGGAACCGGAATCGTGCCTTCCGTGATCGGTGCCGGTGACCGCAGCAAGAAGAAACTCGAGGGCCTAATCAAGGCTCATCTTGAAACCACAGCCGTCGATTTCGATGGGCGACAAACCTATGCAGGCTTGCAGTTCACCGCAGTGCGAGCCCTGGCGCGCGACGGTGAGGTTCTGGCCGTTCGCTATACGCCGAAGGCCTCGGCGGGGCTGCCGGTGCCATTCCAGGTCCGGCTACTCGAGGCTGACTATCTCGACGATGGCAAGACCGGGCCGGAGGGTGATGGCTATTGCGTTCAGGGCATTGAGTTCGACGCGCAGGGCCGCCGCATCGCCTATTGGCTGTTCGAAGAACACCCGGGCGCGGTGAGCTCCAATGTGCGCCGCTCGCAGCGCTCCAAACGCGTGCCGGCGGCGGATGTTGCACATCTTTACCGGGTCGATCGACCGGGGCAGAGCCGGGGTGTTCCCTGGTTGGCGCCTGCCATGATGACCCTGTGGGACTTGAAGGACTACGAAGAGGCCGAACTTGTCCGGCAGAAGGTGGCGGCCTGCTTTGCTGCCTTCGAGACAGATCCTACCGCGGCAAGCTCTATCGGTGGCGCGATCAACGGCACGACGAAGGCTGCATCGCCTGTGGACGTGCTCGAACCCGGCATGATCCACAAGATGGCGCCGGGGCACACGATCAGCTTCGCCTCGCCACCGCAAGTTCAGGGATATGCCGATTACATCCGCATGAACCTGCGCAAGGTGGCGTCGTCGCTTGGCGTCCCGTTCAACGAGATCGCGTCGGATGACAGTCAGGAGAATTTCGCTTCGTCCCGCCGCGGCTACCTGGTGTTCCAGCGACTGATCGAGGTCTGGCGCTGGCAAGCTGTGATCCCGCAGTTCTGCGACCCGGTCGGCCGGTGGTTTCTTGAAGCGGCAACCGTCCCGCTGGGTGGCCCGCCGCGCGGCGCGATGTTGGACCACACCCCGCCCCGCCGAGAGCTGATCAGCCCGAAGGAAGAGGTCCCGATGATGCGGGACATGATCCGTTCGGGGTTGATGACCCGCTCCGAGACGCTCCGATCGCTCGGCTACGAGCCGGAGGCTGTCGAGGCCGAGTTCAAGTCCGAAAACGAGCGCGCCGACAAGGCCGAGCTCAGCTTCGATTCCGATGGCCGCCGCCCGGCAACCGGGCCGGTCGTCCAGCAACCGGAAACCCAACCATGACCGCACTCGATCGCCTTTATGTCGACGGCGAGATCCTGCTCTATGGCGATGTCGGCGACCCCTGGGGCTGGGGCGATGGCTTTACCCCGTCCGATGTCGCCAAGGCGCTCGCGCTGCACGGCGGCGCCGATATCACTGTCCGGCTGAACTCGGGCGGCGGTATCGCCTTCGACGGTGTCGCGATCTACTCGCTGTTGCGGGCGCACGCGCTGACCGGCGGCAAGGTCGCGATCGTCGTCGACGGGATCGCGGCCTCGGCTGCATCGCTGATCGCCATGGCCGGTGACAGCATCGAGATGCGCGCGGGCGCGATGATGATGATCCACGACGCTTCCGGGATCACCTGGGGCACGGCCGAGGATCACGAGAAGTCGCGCGCCATGCTCGACAAGCTCTCGGGTCAGTACGCCCGCGTCTATGCCGATCGTTCCGGAAAACCGGAGGCGGAGGTCCGTGACCTGATGCTGGCGGAGACCTGGTTCACCGCCGAGGAGGCAGTGGCGGCTGGTCTCTCTACTGCGGTTCTCAGCGACGCGGCGCTCTCTACCGCCGCTTTCGATTACCGCGTCTATGCGCACGCCCCTGACGGGCTGCCGCGGCGTGTCAAGACCAATCCCCCCGCGGCTGCCGCCGCTCAACACAAGGAAGCGAACATGACCGTTCGTACCGACCCGGCGGACCCTGCGAAGGTCACCGAAACCAAGACCGAGCCCCAGACCACCGAGAAGTCCTGGTTCCGCACCTTCTCCGCCAGTGCGGAGAAGTCGGGCCTGTCGGTTGCCGACGTGAACCGGATTGCTGACGAGAGTGCAGACCTCGCGACCGCGCAGGCCAAGCTGATCGACGCAATGGCCGAGGCCAGCAACAAGGACAAGCCGAAGCCCGGCGGCTCGCCGGCGACGGTCACCGCCGACGCTCGCGACAAGCTGATCGAGGGTGCGACCAAGGGCATCCTGATGCGGGCCGGCATCGAGGGCGGCGAGCGCAATGAGTTCACCGGCATGCGGCTGGAGCGCCTTGCCGAGGAGGCGCTCGTCCGCGCCGGCATGGCGGCGACCGGAAACCGCCTGCAGATGGTTGGCCGCGCCTTCACGATGATCGGCCGTCCTCTGGCGTCTGGCGGCATGCATTCGACTGGCGACTTCGGCACGATCCTCGAGGCTGTGGCCAACAAGTCGATGATGGCCGGCTGGGACCAGGCGGATACGACCTATCAGCTCTGGACGAAGAAGGGCTCGCTCTCCGACTTCAAGATCGCCAACCGCTATGGCGTCGGCCCGCTGCCGATGCTGAAGAAGAAGCCGGAAGGCACAGCCTACGAGTATGCGACCCTGCAGGACAGCAAGGTCACCGTCATGCTCGCGACCTACGGCCAGGCCTTCAGCATGACTCGCGAGATGGTCATCAACGACGACCTCGACGCCTTCTCCGATATCCCGCGCAAGCAGGGTATCGCGGCGCGTGTCACAGTAGATTCTCTACCCTACGCCCTGCTGATCGCGAACGGCGCCTTCCAGGGCGGCGATCCTCTCTTCCACGCCAACCGCAAGAACCTCTCCGGCATCGGTGGCGGTGCCCCGGCGAATGCCGCTCCCTCGGCTGACAGCTTCGAGGCGGTCGCGACCTGGATGCGGACCAAGCATGTTGGCGGGACCGACGGCAAGACCCGCTATCGCATCCGCCCGAAGTTCGGCCTGTTTCCGGTGGCGAAGGAGTTTTCGGTCCGCCAGCTCCTGACCTCGGCCACCGAGCTGGGGCAGACGAACCCGGCCCTGAAGAACCGGGCGCAGGGCTTCATCGAGCCGGTCTTCTCGGACTGGCTGGACGACGCTTCCGCCACGGCCTGGTTCTTCGCGGCCGACAAGACGCAGGACACGATCGAGGTCTCCTTCCTCGATGGCGTCGAGGAGCCTTTCCTCGACCAGGAAAACGACTGGAACGTCGACGGGACCAAGATGAAGGTCCGTATCGACGCCGGCGCCTCCGCCCTCGACCCGCGCGGCCTGTTCAAGAACATCGGCGCCTGAGCGGCGCTGATCGGTCCTCAAGGCCTTTCGACCAGCCCGCCGCCTTGCCGCGGCGGGTTCTGGAAAGGCCTTTCCCGTCCTCATCGGAGTGCCATCCATGGCCAAGAATTTCATCGCCCAGGCCGATCCCGTCACCGTGCCGGCTCCGGCCGGCGGCGTCATCTCGGGACTGGCCTATCTCATCGGCGCGCTGTTCGGCGTCGCCGGCAACACGGCTGCGGCCGGCGTCGGCTTCCCGCTCCACCGCACTGGCGTCTGGGAGCTCCCGAAGGCGGCCGGCGTCAACTGGCTCGTCGGCGCCAAGCTCTATTGGGACAATGCCGCCAAGGTCGTCACCAACGTGTCGGCCGGCAACACCCTGATCGGCACCGCGCGCAACGATCGCGTCAACGGCGACGCGGTCGCCGAGGTCTTGCTCGGCATCGTGGCGTAATGGCCTGCGGGGGCTGCGCCGAGCGGCGCTCGTTGCTCGGCCAGGCTGTTGTTGCGGCGAGCCGGGGCGCTTGGCAGGACGCGGCGCGCTTGACCCGTGCCACGTCCTCCTCACTTCAGCGCGATGTTCGTCGCGCTTCGACACAGGTCGCCCAGGCCGCCGCGGCGGTACTCTCTCGAAGAGGCTGAGCCAAGGCAATGAGCGTCGGCATCAGGACAGAGATCCGTTCACAGGATCTCGAGCGGATGCTCGTCGCGGCAGGGTCGCGCGCTCCGGTCGGATTGGCCCGGGCGCTCAATCGTGCCGGCGTGCCGACCGAGAACGCCTATCTTCGCGTCGTGAAGACGACGCTCGGCCTGCGCAGCCATCCCTACGCGAAGGCGCCGGTCGGCAACGTCATCAAGCGTCGCACCAGCCGGAAGAAGGCGACGGCGGCGCGGCTGGTCTATTCTCTGGCCGGCTTCGGCCAGGGGCTGCCGGCGATCTATTACCAGCCAAAGGAGGCACCAACCGGCGCCTCGATCAACTGGCTGGGCTCCCGCAAGCAGATCGGTCGCTCGTTCTACCTCTCTGCCAAGTTCCCGCGCCGCAAGCGTTCGGGGATCTCGCACGCGGTCTGGCGCCGAACCGGTCACGGCAAATGGGCACTCGATCGTCCGCGCGGGCCCGGAATTCCCGAGGCGATGGCGGCGTCGGCGCCGCGTCGCACCTGGGAGAGCCAGGCCTCGGCCCGGCTCGGACCTGCGCTCGCCAGCGCGCTCGGCGCGATCCTTCGAGGCTATTGATGAGCCAGTTCGCTGCCCTCGATGCGATGATGCTGGATGCGGCGCAGGCTGCGTTCGGCGACCGCTCCACGCTCTACCCGATGAAACCCGGAGCGGCGGGGTTGAACGGCGGCTCCGTGGCCGATCCCGATCGGGTGATCCTGATTGGCGTTCCGGTCATTCGTTCGGAATGGAATGAGCGGGCGCAGCTCGGTGGCAGGGGCATGCCGATGCCACCCGGCAATTTCGGTCAGGGCGTCTCAGGCACTCGCCATGTCGCGACGGTGAAGCCGGCCGCACTCGGCTGGGTGCCCGGGAAGGGCGACGAACTCGAATATGAGGACCGACCCGGCATCCGCTACCGCGTTGCCGAGCCGATGCCGGACGGACTGTCCGGCCTGCACCTTTCCCTGACCCGGATCTGACATGAGCCTCTCGCGCCTCGCGCTACGCCTCGCCGCGATCGAGGCGCTCAACCCGTTCGCGCTGCAGTCGGCAGCCACCCCCATCTGGCCGACAGGAGCGGAGGGCAGGGTGCTCGACAGCCAGCTGACGCCGGAGAGCTTCGCGGACGAGGCCTCGAAGCGGCTCCCGGTCATTGCGGTGTTTTCTGACGAAGCCAAAACCGAGGCCTATGGCACAGCGCAGGATGCCCTGATCGATGGCGCCGATCATGCCACACTCGCCTTCGAGATCATGGTTCCGGCAGTGATGAAGCTCGATGATGGTGGAAGCTACATCGTTCCGGCGGTGGCGCTCGATCCCCTTGCCGAGGCCATGCTGGACATGATCGATGAGCAGGTCAGGCAGGTCCTCACCGACGCGCGGATGAGCAAGCCGCTCTGCGAGATCCTCGACACTGTGACGCGGGTAGAGAGCAAACCCTGGCGTGACGCCGACCTCGACACGCGGCTCTCAGCCTTGCGGGTCGAATTCGATTGCAAATTGCGAAAGACCGACCGTCGGCCGCCGGCCAGCGCGGCAGGATTCGACCGCCTGCCCGAGCCGCTGCGCAGCGTCGCCAGGTCTCTGCCGGAAGGCAGTTACGGTCGCGGCGTCTGTGATGTCGTCGCGGCGGCGCTGGGTTCCTCCGCCGCCTTCACGCAGATCGCCGAATTGCGGCTTGCCGCCAACATGGCGCGCGTGGCCGGTGATGCGGCGCCGCCTGTTCTCGATCCCGCTGCCGATCCGCCCACGGGTGATCTCGCCGGCAGCGTTCCCCTCATCACCCCGTAAGCGAGGCCAGCATGAGCCTGAGAAAGACCGTCATCCTGGCGGATGCGTCGGCGCGAGTGCCGTTTCCCGGCGTGCCCGGTCAGTTCGTTGGCCTTGAGCCCTTCGAGGTCTCGATCATCGATCCGTTCTGGGCGGCGCTGGTCGCCGACAAGACGCTGATCGAACCGCCTGCCGATCCTGAGCCGGAGAAATCCTCCGGCAAGTCGAAAGCCTGATCCCCCTTCTTTCCCGTAAGGAGAGCCGCCGATGGGCGTCCTGTTCAATTTCATTCCGGGCGCCGGCCTCATTGCCCCCGGCAATTTCTTCGAGGTCAATTCCGGTGGCCAGTATGAATCGAAGTCGCGCGGCCTGATCCTCGGCCACAAGTCGGCAGCCGGTTCGCTGGCCAGCGATACGCTGACGCTGTGCACGACCTTCGCCGAGGCGGCGGCGCTCGCGGGCCCCGGCTCGCAGCTTTACGAAGCCTTCCGCGTCGCTCGCCGCGCGGCGCCGGTGCATGAAATTTGGGTTTCGGCCATCCCGATCACCGGAACGCCCGGCGCCTGGACCGTGACGGTCGGCGCACTGCCGGCCTCCGGTGGCGATGGCGTGCTCGAGATTGCCGGTCGCAAGGTTCGGCTCAACGTCGCTGCCGGCGCGACGGATGACCAGGTCGCCACCAGCCTGGCCGCTGCGATCAACGCCTTCGTCGATCCGTTGACCATGGCCTATCTGCCGGTCACCGCGACGGCCGCGACGAATGTCGTGACGCTGACGGCGCGCCATGCCGGCACGACGATGAACGAGCTGGAAATCACCTCCGATCCGAACCTCGCCGGCAATATCCTTGGCCCGGCCGGGCGCATCACGGTGGCGCAGACGGTCCCCGCAACCGGCACGGCTTCGGTTGCGGCCTCGCTCGCCGCGCTGGGTGACGAGCCCTTCGACTGGATCATCTCGCCCTTCGGCGATACGGCCAATCTCGACGCGGCCGAGACGGCTTTGTCGGATATCTCCGGCCGTTGGGCCTGGAACACGCAGCTCTACGGCCATTATCTCACAGTCAACACCGGTAATACCGGCGCTCAGACGACCTATGGCCTTGCCCGCAATGGCCGCCACACCACGGCGCTCGCCCGCGTCGCCTCGCCGACGCCGAGCTGGGAATGGCTTGCCCAATACGTCGCGCGTCAGTTGCCTTGGCTGGCCGACGATGTCGGCGGCAATGCCTCGCGCAACATGAGCGACCTCGTGCTCGAGGATGTGCGTCCGCCGCGCGATCGCTCGCTCTGGCCGAACTATGCGGTGCGCAACACGCTGAACGGTTCGCGAATGTCGACCTGGAAGGTCAACGGCGCCGGCCAGGTGGTTGTCGATAAGATGATCACGATGCAGGGCGTGAATGCGCAGGGCATGCCCGATACGGTGTTCCGTGACATTCAGGCGATCGCCCAGGTGATGCACGGGCTGCGCTATATGCGCGCCGGCCTCGCCCAGCGCCATGCCAACAAGGCAATCGCCGACGCCAACCCGGCGAACCTGCCGGCGATCTCGACGCCTGCCGATATCAAGGCCGATTGCATCGCGCTCTATGGCGATCTGGTCGACCGCGGCCTGTTCGAGAACAAGGCCGAGTTCGCCAAGCGAGTGAAGGTCGAGCGCGACAAGGCCAACTCGGCCCGCGTCAATATCGGTATGGACCTCGACCGGGTGAACCCGCTCGACATCCTCGCCGCCAACGCGACGATCTACGCGCAGTATCCGAGCGCGGCGTAACCACGGACGCCGCCTGCACTGCCCGCCGCGCAAGAGCGGCGGGCTCCTCTTTCCCCTGATCATCCGGAGCCCGCGCCATGTCCGATTTCGGCGGCCTGATCAAATTCCGCCTGCCCACGGGCCAGAACCTCTCGGTTCGCGGCTCCCTGACCTACAATCCCCACAATCTCAGCGCCGAGGCCGTGGCCAATCACGACGGCTCGATCGATCGGACCTTCTCACCCCAAGGCTATCGTTTCGGCGTGGCGCTGAAGGGGAAGGATACGGAAGGCAACCCGATCGATTGGGCCGCGATCTTCAAGCTAGACAAGGTCGACTTCACCTTCCTGCACGACACTGAAAAGGTCGATCGTACCTACACCCGGGCCTCTGTGATCGGCGATCCTCAGGTCGACGGCCTGACGGGAGAGGCCTCCGGCGTCTCCGGCGTCTCCGAAGGCTATCTGGAGACGCGCCGGTGAGCCTCGCGCGTCGCGAGGATATGCCGGATGGCTCGGTCCGCATCCATTTCGCCGCGCCGATCATGCATTTTGCCGAGCCGAAGGGTTGCCTGGTACTCCGCCAGCCGACCGTGTTCGACACGATCGAGATCGGCGACCCGCTGACCTGGGTGTTCGATTCCGATGGCAACGGCACGAAGGTGGTCGAACGCGACAAGCTCAAGCTCTGGTTTGCGCGGCTGATCGATGGGCACGATGCCGATGTCGTCGGCCGCGAGCGCGATGTCACGCTCGGTCTGCTGATCGAGGACGCGATCCTCGGTTTTTTTCAGAGCGCGCGGACACGGTTAAGAGCCGCATCCGCGCCATGATCCGAGGCGGCACGCCGCCGCCTGCGCTCTTCGCCATGACATTGCGCGAACTCGTGCTCGTCACCGATTATCTTTGGGATGAATGACCATGGCCAATGTCGCGCGCGTCGAGGCGACGATCACGGCGCAGAACAAGCTGCGCCCCGGTCTTGCCGCGGCGTCGCGTGATCTTGAGAGTTTCCGCCGCACTCAGACCCGCGGCTTCTCCGCCATCGGTTCCGCTATGGCGCGGATGGCTGTGACCGCGTCGGCGGGTTTCGGCGGTTTCTCCGCCATCAACGGCGTGAAGGAGGCGACCAAGCGTTTCGCCGAGGTCGATCGCGCCATGGCGCGCACGGGCATCACCGGCGATGCGACGGTCGAGCAGACCCGCCGCGGCACCGAGGAGCTGCGCAATCTCGCCCGCGACACGGCAACCTTGTTCGATCCGGCTCAGAAGGGTCTCGATGCCATCACGGCGTCCGGTCGTGAATTCACAGAATCCATGAAGATGATGCCGTCGGTCATGCGGACGGCACAGGCTTCGGGCGCCGGGGTCGAAGAGATCGCGAATTCTTCGACCTCTCTCCTCGACCATATGAAGATCTCGATCGAGGGGCTGGCCGAGGCGCAGGACACGCTCGCCATGGGCGGCAAGCTCGGAAAGTTCGAGCTGAAGGACATGGCGCGCTATCTGCCTTCGATGCTGCCGGCCTATAAGGCGATCGGCAAGAGCGGGCAGGAAGGTCTGCGCAACCTGGTCGCGATGCTCCAGGTCATTCGCGGCGGTACCGGCACGGCGGAGGAGGCGGCTGCCTCGGCTCAGAACATCTTTTCGAAGATGGAATCGGAAGAGACGGTCAAGAACTTCAAGGAAATGGGCGTCGACCTGCCAAAGGCGATGGCGAAAGCCCGCAAGGAAGGCAAGGATCTGACCGATGTCTTCATCGAGATGTCGAACAAGGCCCTGAAGGGCGACCTTTCCAAGGTTCCGCAGCTCTTCAAGGATATGGAGGTGCAGCGCGGCATGCGGCCGCTGCTCGCCGGCATGCAGAAGATGCTGGAGATGCGCGAGCAGCTGAAAGGCTCCAAAGGCACAATCGACAAGGATTTCCTGCGCATCAGCGACGATACCCAGGCAACGCTGGATCGCTTCAGCGAGGCGTCTGACCGCGCGAAGTCCTCGCTTGGCTCGCTCGCTGCCGAGGCGGCCTCGCCCATGCTGCAGACAGGTGCGAACAATATCGATGCCCTGGCGCAAGCGATGGAACGCGCGGCCGAGGCCGCTCGAAAAGGCGGAGCCGGCGCTGCGGTCAAATCCGTGGCTAGAGACTTCGTCGAGGCCGTCGGCAACGATCTGACCGAGGGGCGGAAAAACTTTGCCGAGATGGGAGAGCGCAGCGCCGACGAGCAGAAGCTCAACGGCATCGCCAATCCCAACCAGGGCGGATATTTCGACTGGCTGATCGGCGACACCAGCCGGGGCGCCACCGCCGAAGCGCTTTCGAAGCTGGAACAGAAGGCGAGAAAGCAGCCCTTGTCCTATTTCGACAAGGTCAACATGGCGCGGTTCCGCAAGGAGCTGTCGGGTTACGACGACGCCTGGTCGCGTGATCAGATCCGTCGGACCGGACCACTTCCGACCCCGACCCTGACCAGCTCGTCGCCAGAATTCGATGGCGTGCATGAGGCGGCGCGCGAAGCCCGCCGTGGTGCGGCCTTTCCGAGCAAAGGGCGTGGTCCGGTTCTGCCGCCGGTGCGGCCGCAAGGGCTGGGCCTGGCCACCTTCCCGGTCCAGCCTTTGGACGAGGTCCGCTCAAAGTCAGAGGCTGTAAAATCCAGCTTCGATCTGCTCGGGCCGGCCGCCCATAGCGCGGGCAATCAGATCAGCTCCGGCCTTGGCATCGGACTGAGCGAGGTCCAGGCCCTCGAGGCCGCCGTCGCTCGCCTGGCGCAACGGCTCCAGGGATTGAAGGTGCCGTCGCTTGGGCTGGGTGGTTTCAACACGGGGAAGAGCATGCCGGAGGTGCAATGACCGATTGGACGAAGCGCCTGCGCCGGGCCTCGTTTGGCGGGCAGGGTTTCTATGTTGAGACCGGTTCGATCGAGGCCGGGCACCGGGTTTCAACCACCGGTATCCCGAACGGGCTGCATATCAATGAGAGTTTCGGCCCGGCGGCACGTAAATTTGAGGTCGAGGCCTATCTGACCGGTGATCTCTGCCTGGTCCGTGCCGCAGCCCTGCTTGCGATGGCGGAGAACAGCCATCGCGGCGTGCTGGTGCTGCCGGACAGCGGCCCCGCCTTCGTTCGCGTGACCAAGGCGACGCGGGAATTCCGCAAGGACAAGCTCGGTTTTGTCGCGGTCTCGCTCGAGGCCGTCGCCGAGCCCGAGCTCTTCGGCCTTTCGCTCTCGGCCAACGCCCTGGAGAACCAGGTCTATGCGCTTGCGGGTCTCGCCTGCGCGGCACTCGGAGGATTTGCCGGCGCGACCTTCACGCTCGCCGGTCAGCCCTCGCCGGTTCTCGATCAGGCCGTGACGGCCGCGGCCGGCTCGCTCGGCGACATGGTGGCGTTGCGCGAGGCGAGCCGGTTGTCACCGGAAAGCCTTGCAGCCGTGGCGCCGGCCTTTGCCGCTGCCGAGACGGCGCTCGCTGGCTTCGTGAATGATCCCGGTGGCTTCGGCCTGGCACTGGCCGCGACCGCTGTTGCTCTTGGCGACGCTTCCGATCCGGCTATCCTGGCCCAGACGATCGTTGCTCTTGGCCCACCCGCCGATCCCCTTCCGGCACAGGTCAGCCGCGGCACGGCGCTGGTGATTGCAGCCAATGCTACTGAGGCCGTCGCCCTGACGGCCTCAGCCCGGGCGCTCGCCCTGGGGGAAGGCATGGCCAGGCGCGTCTATGCCGACCGCCCGGCCGCGCTCACGGCGCGCGCAGTCGCCGCGGCTGTGTTCGATGATGCGCTCGCCCGCATCGGCCGTGCCGGGCTCGACCTCGCCCGCGAGCTCTCCGCGATGAAGGGCGTGCTCGCCGAGCTGGTGACACGCCGCGAAGCCGATCTCGCGCCGATCATCCATGTGTCGGTACCGGCGCGGATGCCCTCGCTCTGGTGGGCATGGCGGCTTTATGCCGACCCGACCCGCGCCGAGGAACTGGCCAGGCGGGCAGGGGCGTTCAACCCGGCGAGCATGCCCGAGAGTTTAGACGCCCTCGCGGCCTGATCGTCTTCCCCGGCTCCGCGCCGCCCTCCAACCCGCTGCGCCGGGGCCCCTGACATGCCCTTCGAAATCATCACGCTGAAGACGGCGGGCCTTGTGCTGCGCCCGATCACGATCGCGATCGAGATCGGCATGGACCAGGCGGCGCGCAGCTTCGAGACCAAGGTCAAGCAGCCCGGCATGAGCCAGGCCCAGCTGCTTCGGACCCTTCGCAATTCGCCGCCCGTGACGATCCACGCGGCCGCCAGTGACGGCATCGCCTTCGGGCAGGACACAGCCGGCGACCTGATCCTGACCGGTCATGTCGAAAAGCGCTCGCCCCGATTGGGCGAGAGCGAGGCGGAGATGTCGATCTCAGGCCGCTCGAAGACCGGCGACGTAGTCGATTCCTCGGCCGATCATGAAAGCAGCGAGTTTCGCGACAAGGACGCCGTCGATATCTTCACGCCTCTGGCTGGCAAGCATGTCGTCACGGTCGAGACGGATCTGCGTCTCGATCGGAGGCCTTTGTTCAGGCTGCGGCCCGGCGAGACCGTTTTCACGGCGCTGGAGCGCTACGCCCGCGCCGATGCCTTCTCGATCGGCGACACGCCGGAAGGCAATCTCAAGCTTCAGAAGGCTGGCGAGAAGCGCCATGCCGGGGAACTGACCGAGGGCGGCAACGTCCTCGACGCCTCGGCCGTGCATGACGACAGCAAACGCTTCGGCAAGGTCAAGGTCCGTGCCCAGGCGCCGGACGGCTACAGCTCCGAGGAGCTGCAGGTCGAGGGCCAGGCGAGTGATGAAGGTGGGCGGGCGAACCGGTTGCGCGTCATCGCGCCGCCCGAGCAGATCCGTCAGCAGGATGCGCGCAAGCGGGCGCAATGGCACCGCGATCGCGCCGCCGGCGAGGGCACGACCTGCGAGGTCACTGTTCCCGGCTGGCGCGACACGTCGGGCAGGATCTGGACGCCCGGGCTGCTCGTCTTCACCGAAATCCCCTCGCTCGACGTGGTGCAGGACATGATGATCAAGACGGTCAAGCTCGAGCAGCAGGGCGGCGACAACGGTTTTACCAGGACGATCCTGAGCCTGGTCGATGCCCGCGCCTTTGGCGGCAAGAAATCGAAGGGCGCCAAGTCCGGCGCGCAGTGGGACATGGGCAAGGCTGGCGCTGATGACCAGTGAGTTCTGGGCGGCGTCGTCTGTCTCGCGTGGGAAGGTCGCGAAGGTCGATGATAGTGGCGACGGCCAGCTGATCGATTTCAAAGGCTACACCGGCGAGAGCTTCAGCAAGGTGCTGCGCGCCCAGCCACACGGCCTGTCCTCACATCCGCCCGCTGACGCAGTCGGCATATTCCTGAGACATGGCTCGTCTGACCGCCTGACGGCGATTGGCTTCGAGACTTCCGGCCGCCCCCGCTCGATCCCCGCTGGCACCGCTGTGCTCTATGACGACAAGGGCAACACGATCTTTTCGAAGGGCGCGGACGGCGTGCAAGTCCGCGCTGTGCAGGGCGGGTTCGAGGTCAAGGCTTCCTCGGGCAACGTCCTGATCGAGGCCGAAGCCGGCACGGTCACGCTTAAGCGGGACGGAATGACCGTCACCGTTTCCGACACTCGCGTCGATCTCGGCGGGCCAGCTGGCCACCGCGTCCTGACTGAGGGTGGGCCATCCGACAAGGTCTTCGCGATCCTATGACCTACCCAATCACCATCACCCGCGAACAGGCGGCGGCGCCGGCCCTGTTCTGGTCGACCTTCTGGGATGAGGCCGAGCAGCTCGGAGACTGGCGCGTCGCGCCTGCTGCCGATCCGGTCAATCCCGGTGGGTTGGATGCGTCCGAGCAGTTGGCATCGGCCGTCATCATCTCTCTCTTCACAGACAAGCGCGCGCCGGAAGGTTGGCGCCCGGATGTGGCTGACCGGCGCGGCTGGTGGGGCGACGGCGTCGCGGCTGAGGGCGAGGTGGCGGAAGCAATCGGCAGCCATCTCTGGCTGCTGCGCAACGAAGTCGCGACCGAGGAAATCGCCGAGCTCGCCCGGATCTATGCCGAGGAGGCGCTGGCTTGGCTGACCCGCGACAAGGTCGCGGCCAGCGTCAGCGTGACCAGCGGGCTGATCGAGACCCCGCGCCGCGGTGTCTGGCTCGATGTGAAGATCACCGGGCGCGACGGCGCGCTCGCCTATGACCGCCGCTTTGCCCGGCTTTGGAGTGAAATCTGATGGCTTGGCAAACCAAGAGCCTGCCGCAGCACGTCACGGATGTGCAGCGGGCTTTCAATGCGAACCTTCCCGGTGCCGACGCGGCGCTGGCCCGCAATAACATGAAGCCCACAGCGAAGGTCATTGCAGGCTCCCTGTTCGAACTTTCCCGTTTCGCCGCCTGGGCTGCCGACCAGAGATTCATCCTGACCTGTGACGCCGACCAGCTCGATCGCCATGGCGCCGAGATGAAACCCCCTGTCCCGCGCAAGGGATCTGCTGCGGCGCGTGGGCCGGTCACAGTGAATGCAACCGGCGCGATCACACTGGCGACCGGCGCGCTGTTGCTGCGCTCCGATGGCGAAACCTTTTCGGTCGATGCCGGCATCGTGCTCGCAGGCACGGGCACGGCGACGGTCCAGGTCACGGCGATTGAGCCCGGCGCAAACGGTGTCAGCGATGCCGGCACGGTGCTCGGCGCCTCTTCCGGCTTGACCGGGCCGGCCACCTTCGCTGTCGCCGCCGCAGGTCTGGGGGGCGGCGCCGACCCTGAACAGGATGACGCCTACAAGGCGCGGTTGCTCTTCGCCAAGGCCTTCCCGGACCATGCCGGAGCGCCCGGCGACTGGTTGCGCTACACGCTTGCCATCCCCGGCGTGACCCGGGCCTTCATCGAGCCTCTCGGCCATGGCCGCGGCACGGTCGTGATCTACCCGTTTTTCGATCTGACCCGCCCTAACGGCATCCCGCTGGAAACCGAGCGGGCACTGGTCGAGTCTGTGTTGCGTGCCACCGGGCCGGGCGCGGGGCTGCCGGTGGTTCGCATTCCAGAGGCAGTACCGGTCAATGTCGCCTATAGCGGGCTGGCGCCTGCCACGCCCGAGGTACAGCAGGCCGTGGCGGCCGAAGTCGCGAACACCTTCTTTATGAATTCCCGCGTCGCCGGGATCTCGACGCTGCACCCCTCCATGCCCTTCCTCGCCACGCCGGCGAGCTTCTCTCGCTCCTGGCTCTGGCAGGCCGCCGCCAACGCAACCGGCGAGCAGCGCCATGTGCTGGTGACGCCTGCGACGGATCCTGTCCTGTCCAGCGGTCAGACGGCCGTGCTCGGAACTTTGAGTTTCGCGTGATGACCGATCTCTGCCGTACCGACGACGAGGTCGCGCGCGGCCTCGCGGCGCTTCGTCCGCGGGGTGATGCCTGGCGCAACGGCGGACATGACGGGCTTAACGGCTCGACCATGGCCGGGTTCTTCGCCGGGCTCGGCGCTGCCATCGGGCCTGTCGAACGCCGCGTCTGTGCGCTGATCGACGAGTTCTTCTGTTCGAGTGCTGTCGAGACACTGGACCTCTGGGCGCTCGAATATGGCGCTCCCGATGGTTGTGACCCGTTTGCGGATGTCTGCGAGAAGGTCAACGCCGTCGGCGACAGCATCCCGGCCTATGCGGAAGCAGCCGCGCTCAGGCGCGGCTGGTCAATCGTGATCGCGCAGGAGTTTATCACCATCGTGCAGTGCTGCCGTATGGGCCATGGGCGCATGGGTATGCTGCGAATGGGCGCCCAGGACGGCGTCGCCTGGCGCATCACCGTCGACCTGGCGAGTTCGCCCTCCTACGTCGCTGCCGAGAACCGCAAACCCCTGCTGGGCCGCATGTTGATGGGCTGGGCCTTCGACTGTGGCCCGGACATCGAAGCCCTGGCCTGCCTGATCCGCCGGATCGCGCCGGCCCATGCAGACCTCGTCTTCGAGACGATCTGAGGAGATCAACCATGGTAGACCTTTGGGGTCCGGGCGCCTTCGGCGCGGCCGGTGCCGCTCCGTCGCGACCCGCTTTTGCGCCGACCAATGGCGGGGCGGACCCGGACACGTTCTTCCAGGACTGTTCGTCGCCGACATCCGACGACGGCACGGAGTGGCGTTCAGCGGTTCTCAACATGCTGCTGGCGCAGCTCAGGTCCGTGGTGCGGCACGGCAGTCCACCTGCGACCAATCTCGACGATGACCTGCTGATCAAGGCGATCGCGTCGGGCAATGTCACCCACGCTGTCGCGACCGGTTCTGCAAATGCCTGGCTCGTTGATCCTTCGCTCGCCGTCCCGGCCTATGCCGCCGGTCGGGTGCTCTGGGTCAAGGCCCCGGCCACCAATACCAATACGACCGTTACTGCCAGTGTCAGCGGACTTGGCGCCCGGCCGGTCAAGAAGGCGGATGGCTCCAATCCGGCTGTAGGCGATCTTGTCGTCGGCCGCTGGTATCCGACGTTCGACGACGGCACCAACATCTGCATCGTCAGCATTCTGCCGAGCGAGGTCACAGCGCGCTCGGGACAGGTTTTCACCGCGAACGGTAACTTCAACGTCCCAGCAGGTGTGACGCGGATCAAGGCGCGCGCCTGGGGGGCAGGTGGCGGGGGAGGCGGCATCACGTCAGCAGCAGCTGGCGGCGGTGGTGGTGGCGGCTATTCCGAAGGCTGGTTCTCCGTCACCCCGGGCGCCGTCATTCCCGTCACTGTTGGCACCGGCGGCTCCGGTGGCGCCAACACCGGGGGGACCGGCGGCACCGGTGGAGCATCCTCCATCGGGGCGCTGCTCACAGCGGCCGGCGGCGTCGGCGGCCCCGGATCGACCGGGACCTATCCGGCTGGTGGTTTGGGGGGCGGCGGATCTGGCGGCAGTTTGAACGTGTCGGGCTCGCAGGGCGGACAGGGGTACAACCTGTCGCAGCAGGGCGGCGGCATTGGCGGCTGCGCTTACGGCACGACCTGGAACCTCCTCCAACTCGGTTCCGCGAACGCGGCAGTCGGCCGTTATCCAGCCGGTGGCGGCAATGGCGCCATGGGCGGCAGCGGTGTCGCTGCGGGCGGCGCTGGTGCTGATGGCCTCGTGATCGTGGAGTGGTGAGATGAAGTTTGCACGCGTTGTCGGTGGAACGATCGTTGAATTCCCGCAGCCAGTCGAAGGTGCATCGCTCGCAGAGAGTTTTCACCCGGACTTCATTGCTGCGCTTGTCGCGGTACCAGTCGATGCTGAACTTGGGTGGATCAGCAACGGCGGCACGTTCGGGCCGCCGGGCCCGCCGCTTCCGTCACCTGTCGACCTGGTCGCCTATGCACGCGAGAAGCGCTGGCAGATCGAGATCGGTGGAATCTTGGTAGCAGGCGTTCCCGTGGCCACGGACGATCGTAGCAAGATCATGATCGTCGGCGGCCGGGTGGCCGCAATGGCCGACGCCGCGTGGTCGACGATCTGGCAAGGGGCGGATGGCAACGCCTATCCGGTGAATGCGGCGGCGATGATCGCGATCAGCGATGCCGTCCAGGCGCATGTGAATGCGACCTTCGCCACGCTGGCCACTGTTCTCAGCGCCATTGAAAGCAGTGCGGTAACGACGAAGGCCGCAATCGACGCGGACTTCGCCCTCCTGACTGACTGACTGACATAGATGGGCGAGCCGGCCGACCGCCCCCTGCCAGTTATTCTCTGACTACGCGCCGCGAAGCTATCGAGACCGTGACCGACCGAGAGGCTTGGCTTCAGCGGCGATATTTTGCCCAGCAACCGTACTAAGGAATTGCGCAGTTGCAGCAGCCGCAATGCGGTGACCCGCGGCTGTCCAGTGCCCGTCTTCGGCATACAAGCCGGCCTGGGTGAATGCCGGCCTTAGGTCGAGTGCGCTGATACCGGATCTGCTCAAGCGCTTCATGGCTTCCCGATAAGGGAGGTCATAGTCGAGGTTCTTCATCGCAGGCGAGTACTGCAGTTGGGCCGCGAGCCAATTCTTCCAGGTGGGCTCGATGTCCCAGACGGTCGGGATCAGAACAACTGCCACTTGACCGCCATCCTTTTCGACTTCCGTTTTCAACTGCCTGAATAGAGTTTCCGTGACATTCCAGGCTCGTTCCGCTTCCGGTGAGTATGGTTCTTTGAGAAACGCAACGGTCGAAGCTTCCCAACGCCGAAAAACGGGGAGTGGGTGAACCGCGCCCGTAAGCCTCTGGTACCCTCTGCTGGCGCGCCGATAGATCACAGAATTGTTCACGAGAAACTGCGTTAGCGGCGTGTCGTAGTAAACATGTGAGCCAGGAGCGGCCTTCATGGTCACCTGGTTCAGCGCTTTGCCAGCGAGCACGAACCCGGGCAAATCGATGGGCGCAGGTTCGACGAGTTGCTGGATCTCGACGCTGTTGTTCCGAGCGTCGTTGCTGACAGTGAAATAGACCAGCACAAGGTCGGGTGAATATCGGCGAGCGTCGTGGGTATAGCGCAGAAACTCATTCGCAGTACCGGCGCTCGACACGCTGAAATTGAGCACTTCGCATCGATCGGAACCGCACAGTCGACGCTCATTGGCGGTTCGATCGAGCTGCTGGGGCAGTTGGTCCGCGTGCGGCAATGTAGGCAGGCCAAAGAAGGAATCGCCTAAAATCGCGATGCGGCGCGTGCCCGGGGGTTTGTCGACGGTGCGCTCGAGATCGAACGTCCCTTGTGAATTGACCAGGCCGGGCGCTGTCTGGGGCGCCATGACCGATCCCCATGGACGGGCGAGATACGAGGTCAGTGGCGCTGGCGGCGTCATGTCCTCGATCGGCTTATCGAGGCCAATCCTCGCCCCGATCTCGATCAGCGCAACGAGTAAAAGCAAATACCAGAAGTCGCTGAGCCGCAGGCGCATGCCGCCGAAGTAGCAGTTTGCACGCATGCCGATCAAGACGGAGCGGCGCTCGGTTGGCGATTTCTGACAACTTTCAATGCCGGCCGCCTGCGAGGCGGCTTTGTTATTTCTGGAGACCGCCCATGAGCGATCGTTTCACGATCTGCCTGCCGATCACGCTCGCCCATGAAGGCGGCTATGTCGATCATCCGAAGGACCCCGGCGGCGCAACTAATCTGGGTGTCACGATCGGCACGCTCTCCTCCTGGCTCGGTCGCAGGGCGAGCAAGGCGGAGGTCCGGGCGCTCACCGTCAAGGCGGTCGAGCCGATCTACCGCAAGAACTACTGGCAGGCGGCGAACTGCCCTGCCTATCAGCCGGGTGCGGATCTCTGCGTGTTCGACGCCGCGGTGAATTCCGGCCCCGGCCGAGCGGTGCAATGGGCCAAGGGCGTCAAGGCGGCAAGTGGCAAGGTCTTCGTCGCCGCCTATTGCGATGCCCGTCTGGGCTTCCTGAAGCGGCTTGGCACCTGGTCTAGCTTCGGCAAAGGCTGGTCCCGCCGTGTCGCGGAGATCCGGGCCAAGGGCACAACCATGGCGCTTGCGGCCGCCGGCATCACGGGAACGCCCGCCCGTGCAGCTCTCGAGATCGAAGCCGCCAAGTCGGACGGCAAGGCAAGACGCGACCAGGCTGCTGCCGGGACTGCTGGAGCCGGCGGGGCGGGTGGCGTCGCGGTCGCGCCGATGGAGGGCGTATCCTCCGGTTCCGCATGGGGCGCGATAGCGATCATCGGCGTGATCGTGATCGGTGCCGCGACGTTCCTCTTCATCCGTTCCCGCAACCGCCGCGATGAAGCGGCCGCTTTCCGGCTGGAGGCCGCCCATGTCTGACATTCTCGGAACGCTGGCGACATCGCTCGCCAAGCAGGGAGCACCGCTGCTGGGCGGGCTGATCGGCACCGCACTTGGCGGGCCGGTTGGTGCTGCCGTGGGCGGGCTTGCCGGCAAGGCAATCGAGAGCCTGGCCGATGCCTTCGGTGTCGACCCGACGCCAGAGGCTGTGAAGGAAGCTGTCGACAGCAGCATCGGCGCCGCCGATGTCATCGCCGAAGCCGAGGCTCAGGCGCGGGCGATGCTGCCGATCTGGCAGATCGAGGCGACGCGGGCGAGTGAGGCGCAGACTGTCGAGATCGAACGCGGCTTCGGCGCATGGCAGTTCTGGCGCGGCGCCTGGCAGGGGCTGATCATCACTGGCTGGGCCGTCATCCTGCTGATCGCGCTTCTCGGCGGCAATCTCGGCATCAGGCCCCTCCTGCCATTGCCCGAAATGGTTTCGGCCTGGGGTTCGGTCACTTTGACCTGGCTCGCGGTCTTCAATGGCGGCCACACCCTGAAGGAGATTGCGCCCACGCTCGGATTCGGTCGCCGGGGTGCGCGATGACGGAGCTGACCGTTCCGGCCATGCTGCTTTTTTCGCTTGCCACCGTGCTCGCCACCTTTGCCGCGAGCTGGGGTGTCATCCGTTTTCAGGGACACCAGAACGACAGACGCCTCGCCCGGCTCGAGCAACGTCTCGAGCAACAGGCGATCGACCTCGCGGCGTTCAAGCTCGAAGCGGCGCAGCGCTTCGTTACAGACGACATGATGGCCAAGCTCGAGGAGCGGGTCATTGGCGCGATCGACCGTCTGGCCGATCGCCTCGACAGGCTGATTGAGGCGCGTGTCGCGGGCCGCAAACCCACCGCCTGACCTTCCCACTAGCCAAGGATCATCACCATGATCACCCTGCTTCGCGCGGGCCTGATGGCGCTCGCCCTCTTCGCTGTTCGGCCGGCCTCGGCCGAGGAGAATTGCCGCTCCCTGGATAGCCTCATGCCCGAGTTGGTGGCCGTCGCTGCCATGGGTGCCCGCGTCGTCATGCTGGACGAGGCGGAGGCAAAAGCTGCGCTGGGTGCAATCGAGGCCGAGCGAGGGCCACCCCCACGGCCGCTAAAACTGAGTGCCATGGTCCTGATCTTCGGCGATCAGCGCGCCGTCGTGCTCTTCGTCGAGGGAACGGAGGTCTGCCTGCTCCTGCCGCTCGGGCTGGAGAGTGCCCGCCGCATCGAGGCGGCGGCACGCGGAGAACCGGCCTGATGACGATCCTCCATCTGCAGCAGCCGCTGCCCTATGATCTGGCGAAAGCCGCAGTCGAAGCCGTCGAGCATGCGGTTGAGACCGGCGCGAGCTATCCGATGCCACGCGGCGGGCGCGGCCGCTCGGCCGTGGTGGAAGCCGCGCGCGCGCTCGGGCTGCCGCTGACCACGTTGAAGGCGCGGCTCAAAGCGGCGCACCGTCACCATGAGCTCGCTCCGAACGGGATCGCTCCCGAACAGGCGCCAGCAAGGAAGCGGGAACGCAAGCCCGAGGAAGAGCGTCGGCTGGTTGGCCTTCAGGACGAGGTCACGCGGCTGCGCAAGCAGATCAAGGCGCTGCACCGCGAGGAGCTCGATACGGAATCGGTTCGTGCCATCCTCGGCCGGTTGGCGCGGGCGGCCGCGCAGCCGCCTCGCTGGACGATCGATCCTGGTCGCAAGGGCACGCGCGGAACGCCGGAAGTGCCGGTCGCGGTCTGGTCTGACTGGCACATGGGCGAGGTTGTCTCGCTGGCCGAGACCAGTGGGCGCAATGCCTATGACCCGCAGATCGCCGAGGAGCGCGTACGCCGGCTGGTCGCCTCGACCATCGCGCTCTGCCGCAAGCACGGCCCGGGCGATTATCCCGGCATCGTCATCAACCTCCTCGGCGACTTCGTCTCCGGCGGGCTGCATGCCGAGCTGCTGAAGACCGATGCCGAAGAGGCGATCCCGACTGTCCTGCGCTGCGTCGACCTGCTGATCTGGGCACTTGGCCAGATGATCGAGGCGTTCGGGCACGTCTATTGCCCCTGTGCCTCGGGCAATCACGGTCGCGCGACGCAGAAGCCCGAGTTCAAGCGCTACGTCTACAAGAACTATGACTGGCTGATTTACCAGCTGCTCGCGCGCCACTTCGCCGGCGACGATCGTATCGTCTTCGACATTCCCGACACCAACGAGGTGCATTACCGCGTCTTCGGCCAGCGCTATCTCGCCATGCACGGTGACATGCTCGGCGTGAAGGGCGGCGACGGCATCATCGGCTCGCTCGGGCCGATCGCGCGCGGCGAAACCAAGGTCGGCAAACAGGCCGCGGCGCTCGGGCTCGATTACGACGTGCTAGTGATCGGTCATTGGCACCAGATGCTCTGGCTCACCCGCGTCATCGTCTCGAATACGCTGAAGGGCTGGGACGAGTTCGCGAAGAACGCGCTGCGGGCGCCACCGTCGAACCCGTCGCAGCCGCTCTGGTTCGTGCACCCGCGCCGCGGCATCACCTCGCGTTGGGAAATCCAGGTCGAGGAGCCGAAGGCGGGGCGGGGAGACGAATGGGTCAGCTTCCGGAGGGCCGCATGAGCACCGCAGAACCGGAGCAGAGCGATCCCGCTTCCAAGCCGACCAATCCGAAAGATGCGCTCGCCGTCTCTCGCCTCCCGATGCACCTGGTGCCGGACACGATCGAAGCCTATGCGGCGCTCGCCTTCTGCGAGGGCGCGGCCAAATACGGGGCCTTCAACTGGCGCGTGGGCGGGGTGCGTGCCTCGGTCTATCGGGGAGCCCTGCGGCGCCATCTGGCGAAATGGTGGAACGGCGAAGAGGCGGACCCGAAGACAGGGGTCCCGCATCTCGCCTCGGTCATCGCTTGCGCCGGGATCCTGCTCGACGCCAGGCTGTGCGGGAAGCTGACCGACGATCGCCCGCCGGCAGCGCCAATGTCGGCGCTGATTGATGAGCTGGAGGCGGATGTGCAGCGGATCACGGCGCTTTTCGCTGACCGTGACCCGCGGCATTGGACGATTGAAGATCGTTGATCAACGCCCGTGCGCGTTGAGGAAACGTCCAAGCATAGATGCCTGACGGTCCATGTTCCGGCGCCTCAGTTCAGCAATCAAGATATGAAGAGGCGGTGTATTAGCCAAGTATTCGGCTGGGCCGCTATACATTCCTCCGCCGGGGCCCGTGTACAAGCCTCCGCCTGGGCCGGTATACAAACCACCGCCGGGGCCGGTGTACAAACCTCCGCCTGGTCCTGTGTACAGGCCTCCCCCAGGACCGGTGTAAAGTCCCCCGCCGGGGCCAGTGTACATGCCTCCACCTGGGCCGGTGTACATTCCCCCGCCAGGACCGGTGTAAGCACCGCCGCCTGGGCCAGTATAAAGGCCTCCGCCAGGGCCAGTGTATAGTCCACCGCCGGGTCCCGTGTATCGATTCCTAGGCCACATTGATTCTCGCCCCGTTACGTCAGCACTTTAGGTTTTGCCCCAACCCGGCCTGTTGTCCGGGTCGGGGCTTTTTCCGTTTTAGGCCTTGATCTGCCCCAACAAACCAAGGGCTACCGTTGCGGGCCTGGCGCGGAAAATGTCGGCTAGCGACATTTTGGGCCTGCGCTGGTTCGACAGTACGAGCCCCCCGGCGCCCTGAGGAATAATGAAGCGCTTCACGAGAGTGACAGGCGCCCACAATTCCCGACGTGTGGCTTGAAGCGCGCGGTCGAAGGCCGCCTCAGCTTCGGCCAACGAGGCGAAGGAGCCTGTGAGCGTCGTATTGGGCAGCTTCATCATTTCGCCGCCGACATCCGTCCACGATGACAGGCCGTGGGTCAGGGCGTGCTTCAGGAACGGCGTGTGAGGGTCAGGATCTGTGGATTTCAGATCATAGGTGATAACGAAGGGGTACACGGTGTTTAAGCCTTTCTCGGCCCCTCGGACGCTTGACAGCCAGACCACGAACCTCATTTATGAGGCTGCACTCATAGCTGGGCTGCTCGCGTCGTCGGGTGCCTGCTAACCTAAAAGCCGGGGCTGATGCCTCGGCTTTTTTGTTTCCCCGCCGAGGTATTTCGGCGAAGGCGTCTCGACCGATCGAGTACGCATCACAAATTAACCTTTAGGCAGATGGTGCGCAAGGATTAGCGCGTGATCGCCCCTGTGGGCACGACATCTAGTATGACGCTGGGGATTTTGGGGATAAGTACCATTAACCTTTGAGTTCGGTCGAGAGAATCACCCGAACCCGTTGAAATCTCAGCAGCCGACATGGCCGTTGATTGGTCGTCCTCCCGGCGGCAGGCCTGATAGTAGAGTCCTGGCACTTGCTTGCCCGCCTTCGTGCGAGAGGAACGTTTTCTAGCGAAGGCGGTTTCCTCACGGTCATGGTGGGGTACGAGTCGTGTGTGCGCGTTGCGTTTTGCGGTCCGGCCCTGGCGCCGAGATAGTTCGTAGCCCCGCAAGCAAGGCGCGGGATGCGCGCCAGCGGAAGCTCAACTTCGACCCCATGCCGGAGCGGGTCGAGCCCTGCCTGGCTCTGCTGGCTTCGAAGCCCCCGACCGGCGACGATTGGGCTTTCGAAGTCAAATGGGACGGCTACCGTCTCGCCATCCATATTGATAATCGCACGGTTCGGGTCCTGACGCGGGGCGGGTATGACTGGACGAACCGCTTCCCGATGATTGCGGGTGATGCTCTCGACCTCGGGTTGGATAGCGCCATCCTCGACGGCGAGGCCGTCGTGCTCGATAACCGCGGGGCCTCCGACTTCAGCGCCCTTCAGCAAGCTCTCGGTGGCCGGGGCGGCAAGCGGTCTTCCGCCGGGGCGCTCCTCTATGCTTTCGACCTGCTCTATCTCAACGGCCACGATCTTCGAGCGCTGCCGTGCGAGGAGCGACGCGAGATGCTCGCTGGCGTCATAAAGCCCCATACCTCGATCCTGTTCAGCGAGGACGTTGATGCCGATGGCGACGCCTTCCTAACCGTGGCCTGTAAAATGGGCCTTGAGGGCATCATCGCGAAGCGCAGGGATGCGCCCTATCGCTCTGGCCGCGGCGGCGAATGGCTCAAGATCAAATGCGTGCAGTCCGAGACCTTACTGGTCATCGGCTATGAGTTCTCGGCGTCCGCCCTTGGCGGCTTGGCCAAGTTGTTGTTGGCGGCGCGCAAGGGTGACGCTCTCGTATATGTGGGCGGGGTCGGTACTGGCTTCGGCTACAAGGGCGCCGTGGCGATCCGGAAGCGCCTCGACACCACGATCATCCCGAAGCCTGCAATTCCTTTGCAGCGGCCGGGAGTCCGCTGGGTTACGCCGGCGCTCTGCGTTGAGGTTGAATTCCGCGCCTGGACCAATGACGGTAAGCTGCGGCACGCCAGCTACAAGGGCATGCGCGACGACGCCGAGATGGGTGACGTCTACGAGGTCAGCGCGGACACCAAGTCTGGATCCGCTGCGCCCTAGCTGCCCCACCGGCCTTCCAGGGCTGTGCCAGCCCTTCGGCTATCAGGATGGCCCCAACGTCACCCTTGGCCGTCCTGAGCCTCGCCAGAGTCCTGCCGTAGCGATCCGTGCACCGACCGGAGCTCTCGCACCGATCGATCGTCACCGGGCTGTCGCGCAGGAGTTCAGCCAGGCGTTCCTTGGCCAGCAGACCGACGATCAGCTCATCCTCGCAGCGTGAGCCACGGGTCTCCGGCGCGTCGATGTTCAGGATCCGGATGCGCTCGTCGGCGATATCGACGGTGTCGCCGTCAATAATGACCACGCGGGACTCGGCGAAGGACGCAGTCGCGCATACCAGGGCGACCAGGAGGACGAGGTGCTTCACGGGAACTTTCGCTTGGCATTGCCGACGCACTCTCGGAGATGCAGTTCGGTCAAGAAGTCAGGATTCATCGAGATTTCAGAACGGGATTTGGAAGCGGCTGCTCGGTGCAGGCACGGGGCATAGCTCAAACATGAGGGGAGGCATGTGGTCCTCCTCCCAGCAGAAGGCCGCATAGTCGAGTTCCGCCCATTCATCGGCTTCGGGGCTGCCAGGGCGCGCGTCCTCGATCTCGGCCATTCGCTGCCGGGCTGCCAACCATTCCAGGGTGTCGGTGATGACCATCGCGCCCCGCATTGTCAGTGGCGCGTCGCCTCGTCGTCACTGATCACCCCGACGCGCCTTGCCTCGCGGAGCCAGTGCCAACGGTCGCCTTCGGCTTGCTCGACCTGCCAGAGCTGCGGCTTGCCGTCGCTCGGCACGAAGAAGGCATAGTCCTCGTCCTTCGCCAGGCGATAGGGCGGGTCGAAGACAATTTCCTGCGTCTGGAACCCGCCCATATTCATTTCGACCCGGCTCAACTCGAAATTTCCGCCAGAGGCGATGATCTGCTCAGCCTGCTGCGGAGACAGGGCCGTCCCTGCGGGGTTGCGCGACGCCGACATGGCTTGACTCCTATGGCTCATCGGATGTTCTAATTTTGTTCTCATTCGAGCGCGAGTCAAATGTCCTATTCCGATGCCGATCAGGCCCACCATTCCGCCGACCCTGGACACGGATCTGAGGCATTATCCGTGGATCGTCATTCGCTTTCGCTGCAACTACTGCAAGCGCTGGGCCGACGGGGGCCTGGCGGCCTGTGCGGAGAAATTCGGCGCCGCCATGACGCTGGGCGATCTGCTCGAGATGTTCAGGGGCCGGTGCGCCTGGCGGGCGGAAATCCGCAAGCCGCAGAAATACGGGTTCAAGTGCGGGGGGTATTGCCTGGACATCGGCAAGACACGCCCGCCCGATCTGCCGGCTACGATGTCAGGCTTGACCGTGATCGAGGGTGGGCGGGATGATCTGCTCCCGGCCGAGCCTCGCGAGATCGAGCGGCGGAAGCGGATAGGCGAGGAGTAGCGGGAATGTGCGGTCGGTTCAGCCAGGCGTATTCGTGGGAAGAGATCGTCGCCTTCAGCCAGCCGCTGACGGTGCCGGCCGACCGATCGAACCTGCAGCCGCGCTACAATATTGCCCCGACGACCGAGGTCGACATCATCATCCGTGATCAGGACGGCAACCGCGTCTTGAAGAAAGCGCGCTGGGGACTGATCCCGGGCTGGTGGAAAAAGAAGGCGAACGAATCCGGCGCTACGTTCAATGCGCGGATCGAGACCGTCGATTCCAGCGCCATGTTCCGGTCAGCCTATGTGAAGCGGCGCTGCATCATCCCGGCGAGCGGCTTCTACGAATGGACCGGCGAGAAGGGCGACAAGACCCCGCACTTCATCAACGCGGCCGATGGCGGGCTGCTCGGCTTTGCCGGCTTATGGGAGGCCTGGACCAATCCAGATACCGGCGAGGAGATCTCGACCTGCACGATCATCACGCGCGATGCGAACAAATGGATGTCGGAGATCCACAACCGCATGCCGGCGACGCTGCTTCCGCGCGATTTCGAGGCGTGGCTTGATGGCTCGGGAGGCAAGGAACTGCTGATGCAGCCCCCGCAGGAGCTGCGCGAGTGGATCGTGTCGCAGCGAATGAACAAGACCGGGGTCGGAGATGACGACCCAGCCACGGCCGAGCCGGCGCCGCTCAAGGCGCCGGAGGAGCCGGGGGCTCCGTTCAAGGAAACGCTGTTCTAGCCCAGGCGACCCTTCCGCCAAGCCAATATTGCCAGAGCGACCAGCAGGATCGCGGAGGGGGCCATTCGGCCGTTGGATCGTCCGAAGCTGAACCTCATTTGGCATCAATGGCGCACTGATAGATCAAGAAGCAATCGCCCTCGGCGTAGGATCCGCCTTTGGAAGGCGGGGGGGGATCGCCTCAGGCAAAAACGTCGGCAGTCTGGCTCTTTCGCCGGGCAAGCAGCCCTACAAGATGTCGGTCTCCTTTTGGCGTGATCCTCCAATAACTGGATCTGTCATTTACGCCCCGCTTTTTGATCCCCTGATCCAATAGACCCAACGCTCTGAATTGAATGAGGACTTCATTCCAAGATTCAGTGGAGAGGACTACCGACCCTCCGCTGGGTGTCTTTAGGCCTTCTGGGAGGTGGTCGAATACATGAAATCGGCAAATTAGACTTTGAAGTTCGTTTTCCGTTGTTTCATTAATCAACGATGGGCCAATGTCTCTGTATAAATCATCCAAACTTACCTTTACTGACCAACCTCGAGTGGAGTAATTGGCTTTATTGGTGTCGTAAATTCTTCTATTTCCACTGATTTCGACTTCATCGTTGCCAGATTCTAAGCTTTCGTCAGTGTAATCGTCTTCTTTTTTCTGCGTTATTTCTCTAAGTTGTCTATTTTCTTCGGTGAGTTTGTTGATTTGTTCAAGTAGGGCGATCGGTGACGTGCCGTCGTTCCTGATCCAGCCCGGGCGGGGATTGATTTTTATCTCTCTGATTAGCGATCGGGAGACCAATCCTCCCAGTTCTGCCGCGCTCGACCACGTGCGTACGGGGTATTCGCGCATAACCTCGATTCTGAAGGCCTCCAATTTGGTTCGTGATCCTTCGATTTTTTCAGTCTTTCCCGAAGCTATTTCATCGGGCTTCGCATGAACGAACGCGAGAACGGGTATTCCAAGTTTCTTTGCGTAGCGATATTCTTTTTCTGTATAGCTAACGCCGTCTTCTGTAACGGATCCATAGCGGCCACCGAGTATAAGGATGTAGTAATCGCATTCATCGATTACTCTCTTAATGACATCCCACTGGCTTTCATTCGATGCGACAAACGCCTCCATGCCGGTTGGAATGCAATCCATTTCCCATACGGCTTGAATAACTTCGGCGCGCTCACCGATTAGATCCGTGAAGGTTGAGCTCACAAAAATCTGATGCCGGACTGAATATGACAAGGCCATCCCCCAAGCGTTTCGCGCTTGGACTTATTCACGAGATTCTAGTCGCGGGAAAGTCGCCAAGTGCGGCCCGCTAGTCCTTGCTGATTGCTGGGGCCAGCCGGTCCAACCACACCCACCCGAGATATTTGTCTCCGGTCTGGCGCAGATGGGCATAGCGTTTCATCGAACTCCAGTTGCGGTGGCCGGAGACGGATGCGGCCTGTGGAATGGTTCGACCCATCTCGAGGAGCCGGGAAACGCCCTCGTGCCGCAGGTCGTGGAAGTGGAGATCTGCGATGTTGAGGATGGCGCAAGCGCGCGTCATGTTGGCGCTGACCGTTCGGTGATTATACGGGAAAATCTCGGCGTAGTTTCGGGGTTGAGCCAGCGCAATCCGAAGAGCCTCTTCAGGCAGTTCGCACCACACGTCATTTCCGTCCTTCGCTTCCGGGTCCTTCATATCGCGGACGAGCACACGTCGTCCGGCGACATCGAGATCCGTCCAGAGGATCTTGGTGATTTCCTCCTCGCGCCGGCTCGAGTAGAGCGCGAAGGCGACGATTGCCGCCATGGGCATCATGCGCGGCCGCTTGCGCCTCCCGGCTTCAAAGTGCCTCAGCAGGCGGTCGAGCTCATCGAGCGTTGGCCTGCGGGTGCGATCCTTCGATTTGCCGGTTACGCCGAGGCGCTTTGTGACCTTGAAGGTATCGGCCATGGCCTTCTCGTCGAGCGGGTAACCCCATGCGGGTTGGGCGATCGCGAAGACTGAGCGTAGGTGGGAGAGGTAATTTGCCACCGTCGCCGGCGCGCGCTCAACGCCAAGGCGCCCGGCATAAGCGACCAGGTCCTGGCTGGTGATGTCGGCGCAGGCGATATCGGCAATGTCGTCGGCCTTTATCGCGCGCAGAACCTGCGACTTCGTCCGCCCGATCTTCTTCTTGCTCTCGGCGATGTAGCTGTCGATGGCGTCTCCGAGCGTCGCCAGCCGCTTGCCATGCTGGGCTAGTGCGAGCGCCCCTGGCTTGGAAAGTTCGGCTTCGCGCTTCTTGATCCACGCGGCGGCGGCGGGGCGGCGGTCGAACGTCTGAGACTCACGATGGCTGCGACCCTCGCGTTGGACGGCGATTTGCGCCATATAGGCGACCGTTCCGTCCCGTCTCGGTCGCTGGATGATCGTGCCCAT